CCAGACCAGCCTCAGCGCAGGCGACAGCGTGAAGCAGGGGCAGGTCATCGCGCTCTCCGGCAACACGGGCGGTGCCACGTCCGGCCCGCACCTGCACTTCGAGACGCTCCCCGACGGCTGGAACTTCCAGAACGGCACCTACGGGCGCGTCGATCCCGCCACGTACTGCACCGCCTACTGGACCGGCGTGGCCCTCGCAGCAACCAACGTCACACCCATCGCATCACAGGAGGATGACTTGTCCTACTCACAGTGGCCTCAGGCCGACAAGGACGCCCTCAAGGCGGACCTCTACAACACGATCTGGGGCGGCGGCTCCGGCCTCCCGCTCGTCCACAACTACCGTCTCGACCGCGGCGAGTGGCCCGGCACGATCCTCGGCTCGCTGGAGAACCGCTTCCGCGACGAGATCCTCGCCCCCGCCCTCGCCGACATCAAGGCCCTCGTGTCCTCCCCGCAGGCCGCGACGGACGCCGCAGCGGTCGTGGCGGAGATCGCCAAGCGCCTCAACCAGACGCCCGCCGCCTAGGAAGGAAAGACCATGACCATCTTCTCCCTCGTGTTCTGGAAGGCCGCGCTCGGGCGTGCAGTGTGGACGTTCGCTCAGGCGCTCGGGTCACTCATCACGCTCACTGGCCTGACGGTAGTTCACATCGACTGGTCCACGGACCTCTACGTGGCTGGCGTGGCCGCGCTCCTGTCCGTCCTGAAGTCGGTCTCCTCGCTCTACCCGATTGTGACCGACACATCCGCCCCGGCCCCGCAGGCCGAGACCCCGGCTCAGATCGCAGAGGCCGCTCCGGTTGCCGACGAGGCGATCTTCCCCGAGCCCGCAACGGCCTCCACCGGCAAGCACGTCTGACATGCGTGTGCTGGCGTTCTGGTCCGGGTCCCTGATCGGGGTCGGCCTCTGCTTCTTCCTCGCAGCCGCCAAGGTCATCGACATCGCACTCAACACCGACCTCCACATCTACCTGGAGAAGGACCGCTTCGAGCCGCTGGACTCCGAGGCCCTCTACATCAGGGCCAACCGATGAGCGGCCCGGACCTGAGCGTCACGGTGGCCGAGTCCCCTGTCATCCCACAGGGGGCCGTCACCCGATTCATCCCTAACCCCTGCTGTGCCGGTGGCTGGTGGCTCCGCCCGGAGGTCCCTGCCGACGACGAGGCCCAGCCCGAGACGGACTGAAACCACACCACGAAGGGAGCACCACCAATGAGCTTGGCAGCAGCAATCCAGAAGCACGCAGGGTCGCAGACGTTGGAGCAGATCATCGCATCTCTCGACGCCAAGGACCGCGACGACCTCATCGACGCACTCCTTGACTCCAACATCGGGCACGTCGCCATCGCGCGGGGCCTGAAGGAGCACACGGGCACCGCCATCAGCGAGGCCGCGATCCGCCGCTGGCGCGACCGCAACGCCAACCAGTCCGAAGAGGTGTTCGGGCTGTGAGCGGATTGGCGGAGGTCATCAAGCTGAACAACCGGCCCAAGAAGCTACAGGGCGCGGCAAGGGATGCGCGCATCCTCACCATCGACATCGAGCGCACACCGGGCCTCGCCCGCATCTTCGACCCGAAGACGAACTTCGTGCCGTGGAGCCGGTGGGTCGAGGACCCCGAGACCATCTGCTTCGCCGCCCGCTGGTACGGCTCGAAGGAGCCCATCTTCGAGGCCAAGTGGATCGACCAAGACGCGATGGTCCGCCGCTCGTGGGAGCTGTACGACGAGGCCGAGGCCGTCATCACGTTCAACGGCAAGCGCTTCGACAACAAGCACCTCAAGGCCATGTGGTTCGAGGCAGGCCTCCCGATGCCCCGCCCCTGGAAGGACATCGACCTCTTCCCCGTCGCCAAGCAGTTCGGCTACATCTCCTCCTCGCTGGACTACGTGACGCGCCGTCTGGGCCGTCCGGGCAAGGTCCTGCACTACGACATGGAGATGGCCTTCGCCGCCGTGAACGGGGACGAGAAGGCGCAGAGGAAGCTCCGCAAGTACAACATCGGGGACATCGAGCTGACGGAGTGGCTGTACGACCGCTTCCGGGGCTGGATTCCCAATCACCCGTTCCTCGGCGCTCCCTTGGGCGACGAGCGGGTGTGCAACCAGTGCGGCTCCGAGAAGCTGAAGCTCCAGCACACGCGCTACCGCGCCGTCGTCGTGGACTTCGCCCTCTACAAGTGCCAGCACTGCGGAGCGAACGTGCGCGGCGGCTGGCAAGCCCGTGCAGCCTCCACGAGGGCGGCGGCATGATCGACGAAGACGGCTACTGGGATGTCGAGTCCTACGGGGAGGGCTACGACTGCGAGACGTGCGGCTGGGCCGCTGACGACATCCGCGTGCAGGAGATTGAAGGCGAGTGGGAGGTCTTCGTGGAGTCCGGCTGCTATAGCGGCTGGAACGAGTTCCTGCCCACGGCTGAGGGCGCTATCGAGTATCTGCGGGGCCCGCACGGCTCCGAGGACGTGGAAGCGGCCATGAAGCGTCTGGCCGACCGTCTCGAAGCACACGTTCGGAGCGCCAAATGAGGACCGGTCAAATAGGCGTGTGCCTTGATGCCGGGCCGGGCATCGGGCAGATCGTGGAGACCTTCGAGGGGTCCAAGGCGTTCCACTGCGTGGTGGCGATCAGCGAGACCGAGGCCATCGGCGCAGAGCCAGGGGGAGCCAAGATCAGGCCGATTGACTACTGGCCCAACGCCGTCTGGACCGAGTTCGACCTGACCGACGCACAGCGCCAAGGGATCGCGGACTGGGCGCGTGCTCGGGAGGGACGGCCCTACGCCTACCTCGACATCGCGGTGCTGGCCGTGCACCTGAAGACCGGTTGGCCGATCCCCAACTGGCTCGGATGGTGGATGTCCCTCGATGTGGCGTACATATGTTCAGAGCTTGCGGCGTGCGCCCTCGCGTATGGCGCGGGCCTGAAGCCGTTCGGGAAGCGATGGCCTGGGACCGTGACTCCGGGGGACTGGTACAGCTACCTCTGTTCAGTAAATGCGCCCGTTCAGGAAAAGTGAACATCTAGACGGAAACTGAACAAGAGAAGGCCCTTCCTGCTCACTGGGGGTAAAGCAGGAAGGGCCTTCGTGTCCCACAGGATGGGGTCAACTGGACACGGGTTTCACAGTACAGCAAAGAGGGCGCACCTTCCCCGCTACTGGAAGGTACGCCCTCGGTCTTTTGGTGTCGGGGCTAGGCCCAGAGGATCGTGACAGTCGGAGTCTCGATGGTTACGGTGAACCAGCCCTCAGATGCGAAGTGGTGCTCCTCGTTTCCGAAGACCACCGTCGTGTGCCTAGGGACCGGGAGGACGTAGCGGCCCGACCCGACGCCACGGATGTCTACGCGGACACGTCCTTTGCCGATCTTGACCAAGCACGGCCAGCCTTCCATCACGCCTCCTGTGGGTAGAGACGGGAAATAGTCGGCTTGTGCTTCAAGGTCTTCACGACATATGTCAAGGCATGACGAAGACTGTCAACTGCGTGACCTCCCCCGACCTTCCCCCGCTCGGGGTAGTAGCCAGCCCGCTTCAGCACCTCGTTGGTCATCAGGTGCTTGCCCTGTGTATTGGTCTGGAAGTGCAGGTTCTCAGGAGGGACGGCATACTTCAGAGCGCCAATGATCTCGACAGGAGTGAGGTCAGGCTTCGGTGTCCGACCGTCGAGGTTGAACGCCTCGCACACCGTGTTGCGGCTGAGCCCCTGCGGCTGGGTCCACATCCAAGCGATGAAGCCGTAAATACCACCTGAAACTTCTTCAAGGCTGGTGATTTCGGCTGGCTTATCGTCGGGCACCCAGAGACGGCACACCCCCGTGGTCCCACCCGGATCTAGGCCAAGGACGTAAGTCACTTGACTCTCTCCCAGTACTTCTCGTGGATGGCCGAAGCCGAGGCACCAGCAGGGACTCGCAGAAACTTGTCATTGAACAAAAGCGCGTAGTGCGTGGTCTCGTCCAGATTGGCCAGTTGGATCGTGTAGTCGATGGCGTCAGTGATGTTGCTTCCCGGTCCCGGCTCGATCACCCGCGTGATGCGAACTCCGAACATGCCGAACGTGCCGAACATGATTGCTCCTTTGCTCGTGGTGGTTGATACTCCAAGCCTACACAGCCCTAAAGGAGTGGGTCAAGGGTTAGATGTCCGCCATGCTTTCACCGTAGCCCCAGTCACTGTCGAACGGCACGAGGTCTCCGTACACCTCGCGGCCCGCCCAAGCTAGGGATTCGGTCAGCAGCTTGCCGACGACCTCCTTGTTCTCCGCGGGGCCGGTCGTATAGATCGCGTCGTGCACAGTCCCCATGAGCCGGTAGCCGTAGTCGGGCAACTGCTTGACGACCTCCAGCGTGGCGAGCAGGCAGATGTCGTTGGCCGTGGACTGCGAGGTGAAGGACAGCGCCGAGTTGATGACGTTCTGCCTGTTCACCCGCGTCACCAGCTCGGACTGGAAGTGGCGACCGAACTTCGTCACGATCCCGTCGCCCGCCAGTGCCTTGCGCGAGATGTCCTCCCGCCACAGGGCGAACGCTGAGCCGGGCCGGACGAAGGCGTCCACGAGACGCTGTGCCTCGGCAATGCTGATCTTCAGCGCGGCGGCGATGGCCTTGACCCCGCGACCGAAGGAGACCCCGTACACGACGCCCTTCATGGACGCGCGCTTGTTGTTGTAGAAGTTCGCCTCGTCCTCGGTGGCCTCGTGGTCCGAGACCTTCTTGTGCAGTGCCACCCAGTCGATGTCCGGGTACGCCTGCCCGAGCAGGAGGTCGAAGAAGTCGCCGGCACCCGGTTGGAAGGCGTCGATCAGCCACTGGTCCATCGACTCCACGGCCATCACGCGAAGCTCGGCCTGGGAGAGGTCCGCGCCCACCATGACCATGCCCGGATCGGCCACAACCATCCTCTTGAGCCGCTTCTCGCGGGGGATGGTGAGCATGGACGCTCCCCTGCCGCCGAGCCGCCCGGTGGTGCTGGTGGAGAGCTTGTAGCCGGGGTAGACGTACCCGTTCTCGTCCGCCTGATTGCGGTAGCCGTCCACGTAGGTGCCGAGCGTCTTGGTGAGACCGCGGCACACGAGGAGCTGCTCAGCGAATTGGACAGGAGGCCACGCCTCGTCGTCCTCTTCCTCGATGAACTCCTTGAGGGTCGCCTCGTTGGTGCTGGACAGTTCGACGCCCTGCTCGGCGAACCACTCCTTGACCTGCTTCGGGGAGCGCGGGTTGATCTCCTTGCCAGCGATCTTGTTCAGGTCGATCTCGGCGAACGTCTTCTCGACCTGCAAGGTAGTGGAGAGTTCTTCCAGGTACTCCACGTCCAGCCGGATGCCGCGCGCCTCCACGTCCATGAACATGTCTGACAGGCGCATGAGGAACTTGAACGCCTTCATCGCGTCCTCGTCGGCGGCGAGCATCTCCCGCATCCGCACGAACCAGTGCCAAGTGGCGTACACGTCGAAGCCGAGGTACTCGTAGAGCATGGCCCTCGGGATGCGCTCGAAGCCGGAGCCGTTGGAGTACGTGCGGGCGTCGTGCCACGAGCCGTCCTCGAACTTCTCGTAGGCGTCGTAGGTCGCGCCCTTGCGGTACGGCTTGGTGGCCTCGTCCCAGTCGTCGAAGCCGAACATGTGCTTGGTGACGGGCTTGAGGCCGTGCTCCAGCGTGGGCCACAGGACGTAGTGCGCCAGCATGCAGTCGAAGTGGCTCTCCACCGGCACACGGGCATGGGGCGTGTAGGACAGGTCGCCCTTGCCGTTGACCGTGACGACCGCGTTGCCCTCCAGGAAGCCCTTCAGGGCGTCGTGGACCTCTGGGATGTGGATGACATCCTCGGGGATCACGTAGGCGCGTGTGCCCTCGTAGAAGCCCGCTCCGAGCAGCCGTGAGTAGTCCGGCTCGTCGTCGTCCCCGCTCCATTCGAGGTCGTAGGCGAAGACCTCGCCACGGCGGGAGTTTAGGAAGCGGACAGCCTTCCAATAGTTCAGGACCTTGTACTTGAACTCGGGAAGCTCGGGAGGCTGGACCAGAAGCTGGAAAGCCTGCCCGAGCCGCGTGACGATCCCCGCATGGCTGACGATCTGGGCGACCGAGGGAGCGGGCACGACCCTGACCGACGGGTTCTCGGCCCGGTACTTCCCGAGGGCGAAGACGGTGGCCTTGTCGGGGAGCCTGTCGTGTGCCGGGAGGAAGTCGATGGTGACCGAATCCCCGATGACCTCGGCCTTGACCTTGCTCAGGATTTCGAGGGCCTGTGGGGTCACGGGGTCTTCGGTCGCAAGGTAAGCGCGGATGTGCCTCATGCAGCACCGCGCTTCTGAAGCTCACGCTCGATGTACCACTTGGCCTTCTTCAGGTCCTCGATGCCTCCATCATCGTGCTTCAGGTCGGCCCGCCAGATGTACTTCACGGCATTCCCAAGGCAGAAGCCCATGTGCTCGGTGACAGTAATGCACTCGACGCCGGACGGGTGGCTCTTGTAGTGGTCGGGGTTGATGGTGTCGCTCATGCCGCCACCTTCTTGCCAGCCACGCGATTGTAGTAAACGCTGTCCGGGACACCGACCAGATTGCAGATGCAGCCCACAGAATTGCCGGTCTTCACCAGATCCTCGATCAGCTCCAGAGAGAGCGGCTCGTCGGCAATCGCCTTCTTCCGCAGCGACACGAGCGCACCGAGCGCCTCCGGCTCGAACCGTCCTCCCGGCCTCTTCTTGGCACCGAGGGCCTTGGCGAGGGTGGCCTTGTGGGTTCGGGTGATCTTGCCGAGCTGGGACAGGGAGAACAGCCCGTAGTGGTCCAGCTCCACGGCGAGGGAGATGCGCTCCTCGCGGGTCGCCACGAGGCTGATCTTCCAGAACCGGGACGCGAGGGTCAGGCCCCGCAGCCGGTCGTCCATGATCTGGCGTGCCCGCCTGATGGACTCGTCCACCTGGATGGCGTCTTCGTGCGTGATTGTCTCGCTCACTTGTTCAACTCCTCTGCTTCTGCGGTGAGTAGCTGCGCCGCCACGGACATGCCGAGGAGAGCGCTTGGGGATGTGGCCTTGTCGGCGAAAGCCATGTACTTGGCTGCGTAGGCGTTCAGAACGTGCGGCAGGGCGGCGTTGACCGCGGCTTTGGCGCTTCCCTCCGCGGTCCATTCGGTGCAGAGCTTCTCGTCCCATGCCGCAATGACATTCGTGGCAGCGTCGTATGCCTTGCTCAGATCTAGGTTGCTCATGCCGCAGTCCTTTCTTCCTTGGCTCCCTCATCGGTAAGCTCGTATCGTTTTCCGTCGGCCAGCAGCAGCCACCCGGTGTCCTCGGTCAGGAAGCCGAGGACGTTCCCCAGCTCCCCTCGCGGCCAGTCCCGGAACTTCCGGTTGACCTGCTGGCGGGTCACCACGCCTCCGGCCTCGGCGATGTACCGCAGCACATCCCGCTGCTTGCGCCGGAAGCCGGACGCGCTGATCGCGTTCGCCATGAAGACCATGTGCTCGAACCAGCGCGCCCCGTAGGAGATGGCGGCGAGCATGTGCCAGATCTGCACCTCGTCCGCGCAGTCGAACATCGCCAATAACGTGGCCGCTTTGAGGATGTTCTTGGTCATGCGGTCGGCAGCGGCCTTGATGACCTCGTGCCGCTCCTGACCCTCCGCGGCGTCCATCACGTCCTCGATGAACCTGTTCAGCCGGTCCCACGCCTCCGGCGTGCACGGCACAGGGTGCGTGGGCGAGCCAAGGGGGTGAAAGCCCTCCCAGTGGTCGCGGGCGCGGGAGAGGCGGTCGATCATGTCCGACATCACCCGGTCGCCCGTCTCGACCTCGTTCCGGTCGGGCTGGGTGAGCCGGTACAGGTTCTTGCGGGCTGCTGTGTCCTTCGGGGCGTGCCCGACCACGTACAGGAACCGGGCGAGGAAGCCGGACTCGAAGTCCTCGATGTTCATGGCCTCGGCGACCTTGCCGGTGGTGCCCATCGCCCACAGCACGAAGGACGCCCGCACGCTGCGCTTCATCTTCGCCTCGCCCGAGGCCCGCAGGCGACCGGACACGCGACCGTCGTACAGGGCGGTCAGGGTCTCCTTCAGGCCCGCCTGGTAGGCCTTCTGCTCCATCTCGTGCAGGAGGCCGTGGAACTCGTCCTTGTGCACGAGGGCGGAGCGGTTGGCGCGGTCCAGCAGGGCGTTGGAGAGGCCCTCGCCGGTGAAGTCGGAGCCGAGCATGTACTTGTAGACGCCCTCGTCGTCCTGAAGCTCGTCCAGCATGTCCAGCATCAGGCTCAATGCCGTGGTCTTGCGGGAGATGGTGGTGGGGCCGAGCACCATGAACCATAAATTCAAGGGGAGGCCGCGTGTGCTGAAGTTCACCGGGGCGTGCCCGTGGTCGGAGAAGATCGCCGACAGGAGGGTGAAGGCCCCGGCAACGTGGTACTCGGGGTTCGCGTCCGTCTTCTGTGAGGCCCACGAGACGTACTCGGAGACGAAGGTGGGCTTCAGCCCGTCCTTCTCCTCCAGCGTGAGGAAGTCCAGCTCCTTGGGAAGCTCGGGCGGCTCGACGGTGGTGGTGATCGGCTCGGCCTCGGGGGCGTCCTCTTCCTCCTCCGGCACACCGCCCGCCTTGGACCGAGCCCGCTGGATGTCCTCCCACAGCAGGGCCTCGGTGCGGAACTTGTTGAACGGGTGGTCCTTGGTCAGGACGAAGACCGCCTCGTCGGACGCGCCGGCCCGGAACAGCTCGTTCTGGAGCAGGAACAGTGCGTTGGAGCGGTCAACGGCGACGGCGTGCTGCTTGTCCAGCAGTTCCCCCAGCTTCACCGTGTAGCGCAGGGACTTCATGGCCTCGGTGCGGGAGGGAAGCTCGCCCATCTCGCGGAAGACCTCCTCGGCGTGCGCCACGGGAGGGTAGGCGGCGGCGAACTCCGCGACCGTGTAGACGGCCCCGGTCTTGACGGACGTGACGGGCTGCGGCGGGTCGTACTTGGTGTTCGTGGTCCCTGGGACGCGGATGATCTTCGCCCGACTCCAGCCGTGGTCCACCCCGTTCTCGTCCTTCGGGTGGGCCACGGAGACCGAGTGCGCGAGCGGCTCGATCACGTCCGGGTCCTCGGTGTCGGTGATGTCCCAGTGGCAGTGCGTGCGGCCCTCGGAGGTGGTGACGATCTCGGAGGGCGGCAGGAGGAACTTCTCCACGTCGAAGGCGTCCGCATCGCACTGGATGCGGGTCAGCGACTTCACGTTGCGCTTGATCGCGCGGTCCACCCGGTAGAGGCCGTCGCAGGTGTACACGTCCTTGTGGCGGTGCCGCTCGATGTACTCCAGCATCTGCGCGCGCTGCTCGGGCCAGCCGAACCAGTGCCGGTCGGTCAGCTCCCCGCTCGGACCCCGCAGGATGACCACGGCCCGGCCCTCGCGCTCCCCGTAGCTCGCATCCAGGAACTCGGCTGCCTGCTCGGCGGCGGTTGTTTGCTCCAACATCCCTCCCCTATCGACCAGCTAATCCTATAAGACTTCTTACAGGTGTGACACATTTACATGCCACTGCGGAAAAGAGTGCCCCTGCCTCCCTCCGAAGGACGCGCACCCGAGGTGCGGGACAGGGGCTGTGAAACGGACGGCCTTAGAGCGTGAAGCCCCCGGCCTTGGTGTTGCTCTTGCCCTTCGCGGCAGCGGCGGCAGTCGCAGCGGCCTTCAGCGAGCGGTAGGCCTTGACGTTCTCACGCTTCGTCCCGTAGTCGGGGTGCTCCTCCGGCAGCTCGTCCGAGGAGACCCACTCGCCGTCGTGCTGCACACGCTTGTAGACGTGCTCGACCTCGACCTGAAGGGACTCGCCCAGCCACTCGTCGGTGTCGATGCTGGAGAGGTCGTCCGCGGACTCGACCTTGCCGATGGCCTTGCCGAGGGCGATCAGGTCGAACGGGCCGTAGGGCTTGCCGGGGTTCTTCGAGTTCGGGCCGGAGATTCCACCGAAGGTGTTGATGTCCGCGAAGAGGCGGCGGTTGCCGACCTTGGACCCGTCCGAGGCGATGAAGCCCTCCTCGATCTTGAACTGGACCTTCAGCTTGATCTTGCCTGCGTTCGCCCCGTTCTTCACCTCCACGTCCTTGATGTCGAAGATGGTCACCGGGTAGCGGCCCGCGGGAACCGGGTCGAAGTCGCGCGGGGTGGAATCCTCGAAGGTCTCCGGGTCGATGGTCAGGTTCAGAATTGCCATGGTGTGCTCCTGTTCTCTTGGTCTCTCTACTTGCTGAGTTGTGCGAAGATCTCGCCCATGGTCGGGTTGGGGATCTGGAAGGCGAGCTTGCCGGAGCGGTCGGAGGCGTCGATCTTGCCGTCCTGACCGGTCTGGATCACCCGGATGGGCTCCGACTCGTCGCCCTTCGCCACGGCGAGGTAGAACACCTCGTCAACGGGCTTCAGGGCCTCGGAGAGGGACTTCTTGCCGAGGAAGTACGGGGAGATCAGGAGCTTGCCCGAGTCCTCGTCCTTCACCTTCTCGGCGTGCGTAGTGAAGATGACGTTCACATGCGGGGAGCGGTGCAGCATCTTGACGACGTTGATCGTGTTGTCGGCGATGAAGCCCCAGTCCTTGTACTCCATGCCCTTTGTCCCGTTGTTGGACGTGTGGGCCTTCATGATTTCCTGAAGCTCGGAGATGGTGTCCACGACGACCGTCTTGTACTTGGTCGGGTGGTTCGCCACCGCCTCGATCAGCTTGGCCGCGGTGGGCCAGTCCTCCACCTGCACCACGTCGAGGTTCGGGTCGTCGCCGTAGTCGCGGGAGAGGACGCTGGAGCCGTCCTCCGTGGCGATGAACAGGACGGGGGCGAGTTCCTCGACATCGGCACACGTGGCCGAGAAGCTGGTCTTCCCGACGCCCTTGTGCCCGTAGACGATGTAGGACCCCTTGGCGGAGAGCTTCCGCGGCTTGCCGATGGGGGCTATCGAGCTGAGGTCGAAGGCTTCGGCCTTGGTCTTCGTGGCGGTCACGCGATGACCTCCAGCTCGTGCTCGTCGAAGAAAGTGTTCGTCTCGTCGCCAGCGAGACGGATGCCGTACCGCATCTCGATCCCCGGCCCGCAGTCCACGCGCACAGTTCCGTCGCGGCCCCCGTAGCCGAGGATGTCGTCATCGTCGTGCTGAGGTGCCAAGCCCTCGCGGACCTTCACAAGCGTTCCGATTTCAATGCTCACTGGTTTGCTCCTTGTCTCGCTAGTTCGTGGTTGATATATCCCGAAACGTCGGGCCGTCCGCTTCCCTGGAAGCTGGAGCACTCGAAGCAGGACTCGTCGCTGGGGAGATCCCCGAGCCGGCCTTCGAGCACGTCCTCGATAATTGCTTCCAGTCTGGCCTTAGCCATATACACCATCTCTTGGCTGTATGGCTCTTCATATCGTAGCACCGCATCTAAATTATTCATATGGCGCGGGAAGAAAAGGATCGTGCAGACCTCAACCGGCACACCCGCCAAGTTCAGGCCGTGTGCGTAGAGCTGCTGCTGGTAGCGGTACTGGTTCGAGGGCATCCAGCCGTCGGGGTTCTTCGCCTTGGCGAGGCGGAGCTTCTCGTAGCTGTACTCGCCAGGGAACTTGTAGTCGAAGATGCGCCGCCACTCGGGCGTCACGAGGTCCGTGTGCCCGGTAATGGTGCCGTAGCCCTCGATGTCGAACACCTCGACCTTGTGCTCGCGGAGGGTCAGGGTCGGGAGTTCGAGGTGGTTCTCCAGCCACTCGTGGCACATCGTGCCGATCCACGCCGCGTACCCGAAACTGTCGTTCCGCTCGGGCAGGTCGAACCACTTCCGCGCGACCGTGTAGCCGACGCAGAACATGCAGCCGCCGATCTCGCTCGGCCCTAGCTTGACCTGCTTGTCGCGCTCCGAGCGCTTGGTGATGGAGGACTTGAAGTGCCCCCACACCTCGTCGAGGTCAGGGATCACGCCGCAGGCCTCCGTCTCAGCAGCGCACGGCGCTCCCTGGGGGTCATCCCGGCGAGGATGGCGTGCTGGTCGTCGGTGGCGTAGGCGAAGTCAAGGCATTCGACCCGGATCGGGCACTGGAGGCACACATCCTTGGCCCTGCGAATCCCCAGCTCATCCATCTCAGCAGGGAAGAACAGCTCGGGGTCCACCTTCAGGCAGGGAGGCTCGTTCTCCTCGACCACGGCGAGGAAGGCGAGGTGTGCCAGATTGTTCTGTCTCACCGGATGCCTCCGCCCAAGTAGCTCGGGATGACACTGCGGGGCTTGGCCTTGCGGCCATAGCCGTTCTGCACCCGGAAGGGCCGGAAGGCGTCGTCGGAGATGATGCGAGGGGCATCCGGCTGGTCAAGGCCCAGCATCGGGATCAGGTCGTCGGCCCCGTTCTGGCGGAGCACGAGGATTGCGGATTCGCGGTCAGTCATCGAGCACCTCCAGTGTTGTAGGCGGTGATGGCAGCGGCGTAGGAGTCGAACTTCTCTTCGTGATACTGGCCGTCAGGGCCAGTTGGGCCGGTGATCTCCCACTCCTCCTGCATGTTCTTGTAGATCCACCACTTCGACTCGTCCTCGAAGGCTTCTACTCGCTCAGACATCGAGCACCTCCAGCTCCTCTTCCCAGAAGGTCAGGGTGTAGGGGTACAGGTCGATGGAGACGGCGTAGGAGCCGTCCTCGAAGCTGTGGCCGAGGGTCTTGCCGGACTTCCCGGCCCAGTCCTCCACGTTGTCCGACTGGTGGCGGTTCTTCACGTCGGTGCGGACGCGCACACGGATGTCCTTGGCTGCGAGGCTCACTTGCGACCCTCCTCTACGAGCTTCCGAACATGGTTCAAATTGGCTTGGATGTGGTCCAACTCCTCTTTCCGGTCCACGGTCGCGTTGAGGTAGTGCATGTCTCCCATCAACCGGGCAGCGGCCTGAGCGATAAGAGATAGGGATTGGATTGCGTTATTCGGGTCGCTCATGCGGCCACCCCCGACTCCGAGAGGGCCTTGGCGTTCTGGGCGTTGATCCACTCCTGGGTGGCCTCGAAACGCTCCGGGAACTGGTCCTGATCGTTCTCCCAGCGGTTCACGAGCCGACCGTCCTCGGTCACGGCGATGCTCCACCCGTCGTAGACGTGCTTGAGTTCGATGAGTCCGACGGTCTTGCCCCAGCGGCTGCTATGCGTAGTCATTTTTTGCTCCTTACATGAGACCGGAAGTTATACGACTGAGGGGATGAAAAAAGAGGCTAGGCGTCCAGCGAGAGGCGCATCGTCCACGAGCCCTTGTCGGCTTGGCACGCCTCGTACTTCTCGGGGAACAGGGCCTTCACGAGCGCGGAGTCCAGAACCTTCTTCTCGCACTTCCGCTGCTCCGCGGGGGTGAGGGTCTCGCGGGCCAGCTTCTCGTCGAAGCTCTTGGTGCGGTGGACGCTCGCGTGGACGAAGCCGAGGCCCTGGAAGTCCTCGTTGAGCAGGCCGGCACTCTCCAGCTTCTGACGCAGGGCCGCATCAGCCTCCTTGACCTGCTTGGCCTTGAGGTCGGCGCTGCGCTTCAGTTCGTAGAAGGCCTCCAGCTCGCGGCGGAGAGGTTCGAGGTCATCGGCAGCGACAGGGGTTTCGAGGTTCAGCGAGAGTGTCATGGTGTGCTCCTTTGCTCGTGGGTTCAGGTGGTTGATATGAAGGACTCTATACGTCCTTTTGAGGGTGAGTCAATGGTTTGCGCGGAGGTATTTTTCTCGGCGTCTCGCGTTCACCCGGTCCTTGTTCGCGGCGTGCCACTCACGGGCCTCGGCCCTGATCCGCTCGCGGTTCCGTTCCCTGTACGCGGCGTCGTTCCTGCGCTTCGCCTCACGGGCCGGATCAGGCTGCTCGGGGGCTTCCTTGCGTATGCCCTTGTAGACGTAGGCCATCAGCCGCAGCAGTCCTTGCAGTCTCGGCAGCGATCTTCGCAGTCCACACACTCGAAGTCGTCGCACTCCCGCTTGACGGCTTCGTCGAAGTCTCCGGTCTCTTCCTCGATCAAGGCCTCCAGTTCGGCAGGGGTGACCTCGATGGTGGCGGCTGTGCCGAGCGGGTCCTTCTCGTACAAGAACTTCTTCAGAGCGTTCATCAGCGGTAGTCGCCTTCTCCATGGATCTTGTTGCGACGGGCGCGGTCGTGAAGCTTGTCGAGGTTGATCTGGGCCACGGTGTTCAGCGAATAGCCGAGGGCGCGGGAGGCCTCTGCCACGTACCAGAGTGTGTCCCCCAGCTCGGCGGCGAGATCCTGGCGGTCCTCCACCGTGAGCTTGCCGCCCCTGTCGCGGATGATCTTCTTGACCTTGCCCGCGACCTCGCCGGCCTCCGAGACGAGGCCCAGCACCGTGTACTCCAAGGCGCGGTCGAGCGGGTAGATGGCCGTCCTCATGGCCTCGTTCTGATAGGTGTCGAGATTCATGCTGCTTGCCTTTCCGTGAATGATGCGGCCAGTTCCTCCTGATTGCGCTGGATGCGCGGGAGCTGGCGGTTGGTCTCGACCGTGTTGCGGGCGAGGATGAGATACCTCTGCACCGGCTTGGTCTGCTCGGGCCGTGAGAGACGGCCCTTGGCTTGAGTGTTCAAGAGCGGATTGTCTGAGACGGAGAGCCAGACCTCGACGTTGCACACCCGCTGGAGTCCATCGACGCCCTCGGCCATCGTCGGGATGGTCGCCACGAGGATGTCGAACTCCTTGCCGAACGCCTCCAGCTTCCACTGTCGCTCCTCGGGCGACATGCCCCCGACGAAGCGGCGAGCGTTGTAGCCCTTGCCCTGCAACTGGAGCGTGAGGATCGTGGCGAGCTTCTGCGAGTGGGTGAACACCAGTACCGGCACAGGGGCCTCGGCGTACAGGTCGTTCAGGACTTCAATGAGCGCGTCCAGCTTCGAGGACTTCGCGTCGTCCTTGAAGTAGACGACATCGCCCCACTCCTTGTACCACTCGCCTGTGTCCTTGTCCTTGCGGCGAATCCAGTCCTGCTTGATGCTCGGCACAGCCAGCGTGGTCTCGATCAGTCGGAGGTATTTCTCGGACGGCAGGCCCGTGGCGAGCAGGTTCTCGCCCAGCCACGCCGCGCCCTCAGCCTCCAGCCGGTCGTAGATCTTCTGCTGGGCCGGGGTCAGGTCCACCTCGATGGTGTGCACGATGGGCTCGCCCGTGAACGGCGACGGGAAGTCGGACTTGGACGGGATGCTCTGCCAGACAGCGCCGGGCACCTTCTCCGCCCCGACGCGGAACTTGGAGTAGCGGTCGGGTTCTTTGCTCAGGTACTTGGTCACGAACGTCCAGAACGCGGGGTACTCGTTCGGCCAGAGGGACTTCAGGATCGCCCACGAGCCTTGGATGTGGTTGCCCCACGGGGTAGCGGAGAGCGCGAGCTGGTACTCGGCCTTCACGGACTTCATGGCCTCGTGCGTGCTGGACTTGCGGTTCTGCGCCCTATGCACCTCGTCGAAGATGGCGAAGTCGATGGGGAACGCGCCCCACATGGCATAGCGCCTAAAGACTTCCCATCCACAGAAGAAGATGCCGGGCTGGCCGTCCATGAGGGCGACGAGGGCCTTGTCCTTCTCGCTGGTGGTCTTGATCTGCTGGAAGGGAAGCTCGACGCCCTGACCGGCGAAGGTGCGCTGCCAGCCGGATTTCGTATTTAGCGGGGCAACCGTGATGACGCGCTGTGCCCCGCTGCGCTTGACCGCCTCGACGCCCACGAGCGTCTTGCCGGCCCCGACCTGAGCGCGGCACAGGTGCCTCTTGTCCGCGAGGATCGCCTGGATTGCCTGCTCCTGTGCCGGACGCGGTGTGAGGCTCACCGCACCTCCTCGACCCGCTGGAGCCACGCCTTGCCCGCGTTGTCCCGGTAGCCCGCCAGACGCAGGGCCTTGGGCTCTGCCTCGCCGTAGGTCTCGGCGTAGACGATCACGGTCTGGCGGCTCTCGCCTTCGCGGCCACCGACGAGAAACTCGAACTTGCTCACACCATCTCCAGTTCGCTCTCGTGGAACCAGACGTTCAGGCCGCAGTCGAGGCGGACGTGGTACGGCATGAACTCGCCCTCCACGTCGGCCACGAAGCCCTCTCGCCCGTGGAACACGGACGCATAGAGGCTGTTCACTCGCACACGGTCGTAGCGCTTCACGGGGTCACCTCCGTCTCTGCCAACCGCTCAATCCAGATAGACGCAGGCCCCGCCAGAGACGCCCAGCGGTTGTTGAAATAGTCCTCTTTAGCCTTCTCAGCGATTGCTTCGAGGATGTGCGGCAGCGCGGCGGTCAACGCCTGCTTCATGCCGAGGTACTGATATGACTGCGGGTCATCCCGAAGCTCATAGACGCGAACCGCCTCCAGAGCGGCCTTGGTCAGATCAAGGTCGTAGCGCTTCATGCTTCGCCTCCTACGTGCAGGACGGTCGCGGGGAGGTACGGCGCACGCCAGTGTCCAACACCGTCTTCTACTGCCAGAGTGACGCGCCGCCACCCAAGGATGCGACGCCCATGAATGTTCGTGCAGGTCGCGCCGTAGGCGTCCAGCACGACTGTGCCGACTGGCAGCGCGTCCAGATCCTCGGCGGTGGTGATGACGGGGTGGAGGAGTTCGAGCACGATGTCTGCCATGGCCCAGAGGTAGTCGTCGCCCCCGGCGCTCGTGCCGTAGTGCTTGCCCAGCAGGCGGGCCAGATCGGTGCGCGCGCTCATGCCACACCCCTGTGCAGGTCGTGGGCGTAGAAGTAGTGCACTTCGTCCTCGCCGAGGCTGACGGCAACCTTGCCGCCCTTCTGGTGGATGACGGTGCCGACGCGGCCCGCCCACTGGCCGTCCTCAAGCATGACCGTCACGAGGTCTCCATACTTGAGCATCAGCGCACCGCCTTCCGAACCGGGCCGAGGCGGTCGGTAATCATGGCCCGCAGGAACAGGCGGTAGTGGTCAACCGCTGCCTCGGCGTCGATGATGCCCTCGCGGTCGTGGGTCTCGGCGTAGCCGAGGTAGTCGAGGGACTCGGCGAGCTTGGTGAACAGGTCCAGCGGGAGGGCGAAGCCGATCTGGAAGGTCAACCACCCCCACCAGCGCTCGGAATCCCGAACGGGGTCCTCGGAGGCGAACTTGGCCGCGGTCATCAGCCGGGAGTGCGCCTCCTCGACCGAGGGGCGCGAGAGCTGCTCGAAGCTGGTGGGCGGGGCGGCGAGTGATACGTCGGACATCTTTGCTCCTTCGTGGTTGTTTTGAACTTACACGAAGGACTCTATACGGCCACAGAGGGGGGTGTCAATGGTTTTTCTTGAGGTTCGAGGCAAAAGGAAAAGCCCGCCCCTCGAAAGGGACGGGCTCTTGTGCCTCTTGGTCTGGGCCGGTCAGTCTTCCCCGACTGCCGGCTCAGGTTCTGGCTCTACTAGGTGGACTTCCAGGGCCTTGCCGAGTGCCTTTGCGTACCGCTCCAGCGTGGACACCCTGACATCCCGATTGGCGTATTCGAGACGCTGGAAAACGCTCAGCGAGATATCCATACGGGTCGCCACATCTAACTGGGTCAATCCCTGACGGTTGCGTTCTTCCTTGAGCTGCCTAATTGCGTTCAACTGCGTCTCCGATATTGCCATGTGCGACCCCTTCTAGGTCTTCGTCCGATACGAAGTCCCTCTTCGTAAGTCCACGGACGTAGTACCCGGTGTCACAGTCTTCCACGACGACCCCCGCTTCGTCCCACGACGACACGAACACGTGGGCACCTTCCTTGAACCTTGTCAAGCCCCCAAACTCCTTTACTGATAAGGCCGCACCGAGCTGCGTTGTGGTCGAGCATACACCCTCAATAGGGGGTAAATAAGCGACCTTGGGAAATCTTGAGAATAGACAGAATCGTCTGTCTACCTTGTTGGAGAGAGCGAAATATCACTTTTATCCAACAAGGTGAGAAAAGAGACAGACCTGTCTGTATGAATTGATTTTCCCGCTCCCGATTGCGGGACTAAAGTCCTCATCCCAGAGGATGAATTACATGCCGGGATCTTGACAGCCGTACTCAGGCAATGTTGCGGCTGGGCACAGGCTGTTCACAGGAAACTAGGCGGCCGCCGAGGGATTCCTTGGCCGATTCCCGCAATGCGGGCGTCACATAGTCACCGATGTAGGCGTCGAAGCACACCGCCTCCACGTCGCCATCCCCGGGATAACGGGCCTCGGGGGCCTGCTTGCGGTCCCGCATGAGCTGGTCGGCGTAGTCGAGCGCGCGCTCCTCGGCGTCCGGGCCGTCGAAGTAGTGGAATCCGACGTAGCCGGGGGCGCGGTAGACGTTGCCCTTCTCGTCGATGCGCCTCTGGTAGCCCCAGGTGCCGACGCGGACCTCGCCGGGCGTGTGCTTGGGGTGGTAGTGGCCGTAGCGGCGCTCGGTGTCGGTGAGCTGGGCCTCCTGCTCGATCTGCTGCCGCGCCTTCGCGGCCATCGAGCGGACCATCTCGATAACTTCGCCCATCTGTGTATCCCCCTTCATGTTCTGTTTGGATCGATATGAATGAGGGTATATGCCCTTGTTCGGGGGTGTCAATGGTTTCAGCGTGTCTTTTTACATGTAGAAAGGCCCCTGTGCATCTGCACAAGGGCCTCTCTGAGGTGGAGCTTGCTGAAATCAGGCGGTGTAGGGGTTCTTTGCCTCCACCACCTTGCCGGAGTACGTGCCGGCGAGGAGTTCTTTGAGCATCTCGCTGCGCATCATCAGCTCGCGCGGGGCCGTGCGCAGGTACAGCTCCTTGGAGCCGCCCACGTAGGAGAGGGTCTCGGCGTCCCCAATGAAGTATTCGGGCTCGCCGCCGTCCTCCGGGTCGAATGCGGGGTCGTACATCTTGAAGCGGGTGCCGTCCTGCGAGAGCAGCCAGCCGTGCACACCTGTGTGCGAGTGCCACAGCCACTGGTCGGCGGGCTGGGACGCGACCTTGATGCCCTGGTTCTGCCGCTCGCGGGCGACCTGCGCCAGCTCGGAGAGCAGGACGGTGTTGGAGGTGCCCAGTTCCTTCATGATCGAGGCCTGGGAGTCGCCCTGCATCAGGCGCTCGATGATGGCCTCGTCGCGGGCGTGCTGGATCTGGCGCTTCTTCTCGTTCCACTCGTCGCGGAAGTCCTTGATCCACTGCTTGCGCTCGGCAGTCAGCTTCTTCTGCGCCTCGTTGATCTCATCCTGACGGCGCTTGAACTCGTTCTCTCCGTCCTTCTCGGCCTGCTCCTTGGCCCTGAAGAAGTTCTTCCATTCCTGCTGGAGCGTCTGGATCTTGGACAAGTCTTAGCTCCCCTCTCCTGTGTGCGTATGGCTGTCTGAGTCTCTTTATCAGTACCTAGCCGCTACCCGACTGGCTACTGTAGCACCTCCCCGCGTGTACCTATGTCTACAAAGGTAGGCGCGTGATAGACCAAACGCAAGGGTTCAGGGGGATAAATCCACCGATTAGACGAATACAGTTTTACTTGTTTGGCTGTCGTATGGAGGGGTAAGGGAGTCAGATTCGGTGAACCGGGTGTCACATCCAGTCAACAGGTCGCCGAACGGGGTGTCGGTCAGGTCCTAACAGGCTTCTGACGTGGGAAGACTCGGCTGTCCAGATGCCTTTACGGGTTCTTTACAGCGTAGGTCGCTTAGGTGGCAGACAGCTACTCGTCGTCATCGTCAGGGCCGACAGTGCCCAGCACACGGTTGACTTGGGAGATGGTGAATCCCATCTTGTGCGCCTGAGCTGTCAGAGCGTACACATGCGACTGGAGCATAGCGGTGTAGGCGGCGTGCGAGTCGTAGACAGACTGCAACGCCGCCTGTGCCTCCAGACTCACAGCATCCATATGCGACAGCAGCACGGCGTGTGCCTGTGTGAGCTTTGTGAGTATCAGAGGGTCCATGTCCTCGATCTCCGCGGCCCGCTCCAGAGCCTCGAACGACAGTGCCTCGACAGGTTCTTTCTCGCTCACGCCAGATCCCCTAAAGGGGTGGTCGCCATCTCGACCACGCTCTCCAGATCCGAGCCTAGGTCTAGGTCTGTCAGGTCCTCGGGTGAGCCCCCTGCGAAGTGGAACCTAGCCAGAGCCTCTTCCAGGTCGAACTGTGCGGACTCCTCCAGCCTCTCAGCTTCTTTGAGCGCTTGTGCGACCACCCTGTGCCCCTGCACACGGGCTAGGCCCAGAAGTGCCTGAGCCTTCTCGACTTCTTTGAGCGCCGCCTCGAAGCTCGGCACAGCGGTGCCGGGGTTTGCTACGACTGCTCCGGCGCTCCGAAGGTATGTGATGCTCGCGGTCATGTGATGAAGTCTACAGGAATTGGACACGTAAAGGCCGGGAAGGTTTTTTGCGTGTCGGGCTTCTTTTCCGGAAACGATTTTCGTGCCTGACCCTTCTTTCTGGCTTCTGGGAGCCTCGGCGGATCGGCCCGCTGCCGCGCCCGGCTCGGGCGTCGAAGGCCAGGGGCTGAGCTGAGAGCCGGCTCTCGCCGTGGTCTGCGGAGCTGGGCCGGCAGCTCGCGTAGGAGCGCATATAGATACGGAGAGACACCACGAAAAAAGATGGTGAAAGGGTCTAGACACGGTTCCAAAGGGAGGTATAGAGTCCTCTCATCAGCTCGAAAGAGCGAAGCAACCACTAGACCAGGAGCAAACAAAATGTTCGGATCAAAGCGCAGCTTCCCCGCCCCGGTGATCGTCACGCCGGCCCAGGATTCAGACGCCGTATACCGCGCGGCATGGGGCTTCACCCCTAGCGCGTGGGCCGCACTGAACAACCAAGAGCGCGTTTGGTACCGCGATCACGTCCTGTCCGCTTCCACCGTCAACGCTCGGTAACGGGGAGGTGTTGAAGATGATGTCTAGGAATCGGGCGAAGAATCGCCAGGCTTGCAAGCGCCACGTGTGGCACGCAATGCCGGAGCTGGGAACCGTCGTGTGCCGTTGCTGCGGGCACCGTGGGAAGCGGGGCGCACTGTGAAGCGCCGGAGCTTTCGCGCCATCGTCACGGACAACTCAGGGCAGACGATCATAGGCGAGAAAGACACGTTTGCATGGAACAGCGCCATTCGTGCCAGTGAGGCTATCGTCCGCGAACTAGCGCGCTCTGAGTATTGCCTCTACAGCGGCGCTAAGCCCACCACACTCAACGGTACGCACGGGGGCGACGATATCTACCGGCGCTACTGGGAAAGCCCAACGGGCCGTCGCGTGACAGCGCTTGTCTGGGAAGTCCTCTAGCTGTCAGCCACTCAACCTAGACTCAACTATCAACCGAGCAACACAACACTAGGAGCAAACCATATGGCTAAGACTCAGCACACCGTCGTGACCGTCTACCGCGTCGAGCGCGGGCCGGTATCCACCTACGGGAACCCATCGTTCGTATTCAAGACCGATAGCGGCGACTACCGTACTCAGACCGATAGCGGCATGGCCTACGGACTGGAGAATGACTGGCAGGTCAACACGGGCCGCTACCGCGAATTCAACAAGACCGGTAGCCGCGACTGGATCGATGGTCCCGCTACCGTCGAGCTGGAGCACACGCCGGCGGGCCGCGTTATCTCCTACCGCTTCGTAATCGCATGACGGAGCTGGAGCGGCTCCGCGCCCAACGTCTGGAGATACAAGCCAAAGCGGAGCGGGAGCGGCGGGAGGCTTTCGCCAGAGGGGTCCATGAGAGGGCAGCTCGGAACGCTACCCTCCTGCCCAGCGGTCGCGCGATTGTGTGGATATGGCTTGCCCTCCTCGTCCTCCTGATCCCCTTCTGGGGGCACTAGGGTGCAGAGCATGGAAGCGAGCGAGCTGAAGGACTGGCGAACAGAGAGCGGACTCACACGCGACAAACTGGCCTAAGCCGTACAGCATATTCACTCCCGGCATGTAGTCCCTCGCTCTACAGAGCGCCGGTCTCCTGATTCCAGGGGCCGGCGCTCTCGTCGTATGCGCTCTGATTTTGTTGCTCGGAACCTATAGACACCGCCCTAGAGGAGGGTATAGAGTCCTCTATATCGACCGAGCAACACATAGGAGCACACCAAATGCCTACCATGCGAGAGATTGAGGCGTACTGCACCCGCAACCCGTCGTTCACCTATGAGAGTGCCCGTGCGGCGCTGCAAGCCAAAGAGGACCGCCGCTACGGCTACGGCACCCCGTATCTCTCCGATACGGATCAGGGGGAGGACTACTGATGAAAGCGCTGCGGCTCCTCCTCGCCGCTGTCCTCGCGTTCATCGCGGGGGCCGGCCTCGGCATCGCCTATGACGCTTCCCCGGCCCATGCTGACAGCTCCGTGACGGCGAGCAACGCCTCTGACGCCTACGCCGCGTGCTACCTGGCCTACGGGCTGGGGGCCGCGGTCCCGGACATCCCCACCTACATCGATTGCGTGAACGCGGCCACGGCGTACTTCTACGGTCGCGGCCACCACTCACGGTTTTTCAACGCCTAAAGGAGCAAAACATGGATAGGCAAGAGATAGCGGCAACGCTTTACCATCACATGATCGATACGGAGATACAGGAGCGCAACCTAGGCCAGTACAGGACGGCTTACACCTGCCATTGCGGCTTTGAGATTGTGAGCGACTGGCACGCCGGTATCCCCAGAGATCACGCCCTCACGGCCCATCAAGCCGAAAAGCTCATCGAAGCGGAGGTTATGAAATGACACTCCCTGAAAAGCGCTACGTACCTGAAACGGGCGGCTATCGCTACTACTTCACTGTCCAGGGTGAGCGCTACTACATCGAGGACAACGGCTTGATGGGGTCGCTTGCGGCTTGGGACGTGAGGCACGAAGACGGCTACCCTGTAGCTGGCCTACCTCCCTACCGCACCACACTAGAGCGGGCTATCCGGGCCGCAAAGCGAGACCTGCGCTAGACCACACCCGCATAGACACTAAGAGCCCGTCCGGCACACGCTGGGCGGGCTCTCTGCTGTGCTCTGGCTACGGCTGTGCGTCGATATGCGCTAGGAGCGCCACGACCGCCGCACGGTCGATGTCCCCGCCGCGTGCCACGAGTGCCCGCACGACGGCTATCGGCTCCGCCTCCCGTCTCCTGCGGCCTACCTGCTGTGCCCGTACCGGTGTGGTGCCTACGGCTGTGCCGCTGAGCTGTGCTCCGTGGCTGTCCGTACTGGTGTAGGCGTGCAGCTCGCCGTCTGGCCCGGCATAGTAGCACGTCCGCTCCGGCCAGAGGAACGTGAACGGCTGGCCTATGGATAACGAGTCCAGGGTCATCGTGTGCGTGTCCATGTGACCCAGCCTACCGTAAACACCCCTGACGCATTGGATATGCGACGGATACGGACAAATGCGGTCTCGGATGCACCGCTAACCCTACCAAGCCCCTCAATATACGACACATTGTGAATACAGTACAGGGAGAGCGTTCTGACAGGAGACGAGTGCGTTTTCCGGTCCGTCTGAGACCGCATATGTCAGATTCGGGGCCTAAAGCCAATGCGTCACGGCTACTTTGTCCTGACAATCCCTCACAAAGGAGGGTTTATGGGGCCGTGCGGGTGCTTCATCCATATACACCCCTATAGGAGGGTAAAACCCATCGGCGTGTCGCGTCGCCCGGCGTGTCGGATGCCGGGAGTACGGCGCGCCCTGTGCCGGCAGGGAGGGTCGAGGAAGCTCCAGGCACACGGCAGCTCGCCGGCCCGAAGTGAGAACCGCGAATCAGAAGCGCAAGGCCAAGGCGAAGCCGCGGCGGGGCGCATTTACGAGCGTGCGACCCGGACGCACTTTTTCCCTAGGGTTCAGCGAATCAGCTCTTCGCCCATGCCCCTTGCCACCCGTATAGAGAGAAAATCGCGGCTCGTATGAGTAGACGATGCACCCCCGGGGGTCTATACTGTAGGTATAGCCACGGAATAAGGGATACGGCCTCACTGGGCCGTCTATAGAGGGGAGCAAGAGCACATGAGCACCTACGAGTACACCGACCGGGACGAGGACACTCTGGTCGTAGATACCGGTGAGACTGACTACCCGAGCGTCTACCTCGACGCGCCTTCTGGGGTCTACATCCCCAACGAGGACGCCCCGGCCTTGGCCCTCGCCATCCTCGAAGCCGCGGGGTACACGGGCGACGACAACTACAGCGTCCATACCGCAGAGGGAGCCGTGCGAGTCCTGCGCCGCCACATCGAGGAGCAGACCGCGAAGAAGGCCGAGGCGGAGGAGGCCAAGAAGCTGGACGAGGAGGCCAAGGCCCTCTGTGACAGCACCCCGTACGGCGACTGGGACACCAACAGCGATAACGGCAAGGACTTCTGGCGGGGCATCGCCCGCAAGGCCCGCGAGCTGCACGGGGAGGGCAAGTAGATGGCACAGGCCCCAGACCAGATCACGTATCGGCTCGACACCACTGAAGTACTCGCGGCGCTCGACGAGGTATGGGAGCACCTCACCACAGCCCACCGGCTCCTCGGCAACCTCGCTGCCATCCAAGGGATGCGGCTCTCCGATGGCGACGGGGAGGCAGCATGAACAAGGAAGTGAGCATCGGGGAGCGGGTGGAGATCCTCGCCGGCCCCTACGCCGGGGCCATGGGCATCGTCGAGGACATCAGCACGGACACCGGCTACAGCCACCTCGTCTACGGCCGGCGCGGGGAGTGGTCCCTGGGCTGGTACAGGCCGCAGGACCTCCAGCCTCTGGAGGAGTCGTGAACAAGGGCCTCGCGGACGCACTCCCGAAAGTCCCCGAGGGCTTGGGCTGGAAGATCGAGACCTCCGGGGACGGGATCGAGTGCACGGTCACCATCCGGCTGGTGAACCTCTTCCAGGAGTCAAGCTACCTCGTCGCCACCGAGTACGCCCTGCCCAAGTCCTGCCAGCCCGGAGGGATCGTGAGCCTCGTGGTGCAGCAGGCAAGGGAGCTGCTGACGGCCTACGAGAAGCAGAAGGTCCTCCAGACCCTGCCGGGGCTATACGACGGCTGGCAGGACATCGAACTAGAAGAAGGAGATTTGGCAGCATGAGCATTTTCAAAGTAGGCGAGCGTGTCCGAGTCGCCAAGATCGCCAACGATCCATACGGAGCCTTCACCAAGGCCGTCCTCGGCAAGGAGGGCACCGTGTACGACGAGGCCGAACACGGCTACTACATGGTGGACATCGAAGACGAAGGCCATCTGGTCTTCCGCACGGTCGAGTTGGAGGCGGTATGAGCGTCATCCCCGTGTACTGCCGGATCGAGGCCAAGCCTGAGACGTGGGCGGACCCTTACGCAGTCGGCCACCTTGTGAGTTCGGCACTCGTCGGGATGCACGAGGTCGCCAAGACGCGAGAAGAGCCTCTGCGCCCCTTCACGGTCGCCTACGAGGACAACAGCCTGATCGTGATGGAGGTGGCCGAGTGAAGGCGCGTCACGCAAGGCAGATCCGGCACGGTGTGCTGATGGCCCAGAAGCACGCGGAGGATCGACGCAAAGAGGAACCCGGCACAGAGGTGTGGGACAGCATCCACAGGCGCGAGTGCAGAGAGTTCCTGACCACCCGCTTGGAGGCCTACGCCTACCAGATCGCCCGCATGAAGCTGCTGGGCATGTCGTGGACCTACGAGACGAGGAGAGCCGCATGAGCGAGAAGAAGTGCGAGGCATGGGAGATCGGGCAGCGCCAGTTGGAGGCCATGCGCGGAGTCAACGTCCTCGACCGCACCGAGAAGCCGACGCCACGTCGGCACACCGGCCCCCTGAAGGACCTGCTGCTGGGCATGGTCATCGGTGCCGCGATCATGGTGGCCCTGTTCCTCCTGGGATGGGCGGAGGCAGCGCTGTGAACGCGCGCACCGATCTGGCCCGCCTGCTGGGCAAGCACTACGGCACGAGCGCCGGGGGCGACGACTACCTCTGGGCCATGGCAGACATCGTGCTCGAACTCCTCCACCCCGTCATCACCACCGCCGAGGATCTGGACGCGCTGCCGGTCGGGAGCGTCTTGCTGGACGCACACGGTCGGGCATTCAGCTTCGTCAACGGCGCGTGGCGGTCGCCCATCCTCCGCAATGGCGGGATCGTCAGGGCCGAGGCATACGCACCGTCAGAAGTTCCACTCCCCGCGACCGTCCTGCACGTCGGGGGTGCCGAGTGAACCCCCTCTCGCCGTATTTGACCCTGATCCCCAGCCGGGAGCCGCGGAGGAAGGCCCACGAGCACCTCAAGGACGTAAGACGGGCTGTAGCGGCCCGGCTCAAGTACGACCGGATAGAGGGTACCCGTGTGCTGGAGGAGCCCGTATACGTGTACCGGTGGTCCGACGAGAAGGGATGGGTGGACCTCTGGAAGCTGGAGACGGACACCCGCGAGGACGAACTGCCGTGGAACTGAAAATACGCCTCTTGGGGGCTGTCATTCTCCACTCGCTGGACTTACCCTAGACCCAATCGACCACGAAAGGAGCACATCATGGCAATCGCACTCGGAACCAAAGTTCGCGTGAAGCCGGAAGGCACAGTGGAGTACGCAGGCCAGACAGGCGTGGTGGACGAGGACATCACGCCGTGGGACTACCCGTACCTCGTTGTCTTCGCAGATGGCGGGTTCCTCTACTACGCCGAGGACGAGCTGGAGGTGATCGCATGACTGCACATCATTTCTTCGACACCGAGCTGATAATCCTCGACGGCCCTATGGAGTTCACCTCCGTGTTCGCCGCCGAGGGGGACGCGGGCTGGACCGTGGGGTACAACGGGAGCGTGCACACGTTCGAGACGCCCGTGAAGGCCTTCGACTTCCTCCAGGGACTTAGGAGGCACCCCTCCACCCCCGACGAGCACAGGGCGTACATCAAGAACCTCGCACGGAGGCTCTTCGCGTGGATGCAGGCACATCAGGAGGCCGTGCGATGAGCGACCTGAAAGGGTTCTACACCGTCAGCAGCCATGTCGAGCAACCGACCAACATGACTGCATCAGAGTTCATGGCCCAGCTTGCCAAGAGCGAGTTCGTCGAGGTCCACCACCACGACATCGAGGCACACGCGAAGTCCTTCAACGAGGGCTACGAGGCCGCGATGTCCCAGCACCTCGCAGACGACCCATCACTGGCCGAGGACTGGCTAAACGAGAAGCTGGCCGAAGCGTGGGACGAGGGTGCAGCATTCCAGAGCCTCCACGACGTCATCTACTGGAACGACAACCCCTACCGGGAGGCCTGATGCAGGCGCTGATGATCTCCCTGCTCGCCTACGCCACCGCAGCGGTCGGTGCCCTGTTCGGAATGCTGCTGGCCGCGAAGTGGCCCCATCCCGGCCTGAAGCACTGGCTGGGGATTTCCGCGGCCTTCGCTGTTGCAGTGTCGGTGGGAGGTGCGATCCTTTGAGCATGGAACTAGACGAGGCCTACGACGCCGCTGCACGCATCATCACTCTCCAAACGTCTGCGGGCCGCGCTGTGATCGAGATGGCCGTGGACGCCGCCCTGCCGCACATTCTCAAAGCCCTTGCGAGCGAGGCACTGGAGCAGGACGCACTGGATACCTACCGCTGGTTACAGGCCAAGGCGAAGGCAGTCCCGTGATGACCGCCGCTGAGCGCAAGGAGGCATGGAAGGGCCGCAGGGCATGGATGTGGCTCGCCCTCTTCGGCTACGCCATGAACCTGTTCCTGCCCGGCTTCTGGATCTGGGGAGCCATCTGCACGGTCCTGTTCGCCCTCTGCTTCCTGCCCGAGGGGAAGCCCAAGTACCTTGCAGAGCCGGACCCCGATGCCCTGACCGACCGCATCCGGGCCGCTGAGAAGGGTCGCCGCCGTCTGGAGCGTCAGGCGTGGGACATCGAGTTCATCAGGCTCCAGTACCCGCAGATGAGCCACAGTGAGGCGAAGATGCACGCCATGACGGGCAACTTCCTCTACGAGGGGTGGCGCTCGTGAGACGGCCTGATCCCTTGCCCCTCTTCGGGGCCGGCGAGAGGATCGTCGTGCTGGCCCGTGTGCCCCGAGACCCCGAGTACCCGGCACAGGCCCTACCCAAGGACGCCGGGACCGTGACGTTCAACGGGCCGTGGATTCGGGACTACCGCCCCGTGACGGTCCGCCTGGACAGGACCAATCGTGATGTGACCGTCTTCGAGACGCAGCTTGCACCGGAGCCGGACACACCCTAGTATGACTGTACGAGATGCCTCACTTGCTCCGAGGTCTCGTGGTTGATCGGCAAGGCCCCTCGCATCCCCCGCGAGGGGCCTTCGTCGTTTCTATACACAATGGGAACGATCCGCTACAGATCCGTCTATCTGTCGTGGAATCTTCCCTCCCGGCCATGACGTATGTTGGCGAAACACTACGCTCGACGTGTTGCGCCAACATACGTCATTCCCACGTCGTGAAAACCCCGAGTTTCTGCGGGTTCCAGCGGGTCCTGCCCTTCGGCACCTCGATCCGGGCGATGAGCGCGCGCACGATCCCCCGCTTCCGGTCGGCGGTGATGTCCGGCCACCTCGCGAGCAGGTCGGCGGAGACCGCCACGGTGCCCCGCGCAGCGGCCTGTGCATCGAGGGCGTCCAGCCGCTCCTGCAAGGCCTCCCGCTCCTCCTTGTACTTGGCGAGCAGCCGGTCGTGGGTGTCCTTCTCGATGTCCCCGTCCAGCCACCGCTCCGTCAGGCTGTCGATCCGCGCCAGCACCTTCGACAGGTCGCGCAGGATCTTGGGTCTTGCGTCCGCGGTCTTCCTAGGGGCCTTCTGGTGCTCCGTCGCGCGCTCGTTGACCTCCAGTGCCACCTTGCCCAGTTCGTCCAGCACAGCGGCCTCCACGACCTCCTGGGAGACGGTGTTGATGTGGCCCTCGGCGGAGTTGACCGCGTGGCAGATGTAGCGGGGCTTCGGCTCCCCGGTCCTGCGGTCCTTGGGGGCGTTCCCGCTCATCCGCTTCCCGCACTCGCAGAACACCAGCCCGGAGTACGGGTACTGGCTGGACTCGGCCCGTGGCCGCTTGGCCCTCTGCCGGCGCTCGGCCTGATACCGCTTGAACTCGGCCTCGCTGATGACCGGCTCCTGCGAGCCCTGCACGAGTTCCTTGCGGAAGCGCACCAGCCCGGCCCCGAAGCCCCGGTCGAGCATCTGCCGCACACCCGCCGAGGTACTAGGCCCTCCGTGTGCCGCTGACAGCTCGGCGAGTGCCCGCATCCCCTTGCCCGCGAGGAAGTCCATGTAGAGCTGCCGGAGCACAGGCCCGGTCTCGGGGTGCACCTCGTAGCCGTCCTTGTGCTTGACGTAGCCGAACTGCTCGGCCCCGTGCGGGGTGAGGCCGAGGCCGACCCTGCGGGCGTGCGTCTCCTTCCAGCCCTCCCCGATGCGCTTGGACTCGAAGTCCGCGTACAGGGCCATCTGGCCGCGCATGAGCCCGCCCGTGGCGGAGGCGTCGAAGTGCTCGGTGGCGGACTCGATGCGGCCCCCGACGCCCTCCACGCGGTCCACCGCGATGGCCCAGTCCTTGAGGTTGCGGGCGACCCTCGACACTTTCCAGACCACGATCTTGTCGGCCTCGCCACGCTCGATCATCTTCACGGCGCGCTCGATGTCGCGGGTCTGCCAGAAGCGCCCGGAGAGGTCGAGGTCTTGGATGGTCTCCACCACGATGTCGCCCTGATCGGCAAGGTGCCTGTCGATGGCGGCGAACTGGATCTCGGGGGATGTGCCGCCGTCCTCGTACTTCGAGGCGCGGACGTAGCGGATTGCGCGGGCCATGCCGGAGATTCTACGGCGACACGGCGTGTATATGAAGACTGACCCCTTGCGCTTCCATAAAGGATCGTGTAGTTTCGTTCTACAGCCAAGGAGGAATGAATGACCACGCGAGAAGCCGCTATCGAGGAAGCCGCCCGCATCTTTGCGGAATGGCTCCAGGAGACTTCTGCGGTCACGACCTCCGAGGCTGCGTAAGGGATATAGGTCGCACTACATCCCTAGGGGAGCGGGAAGCTGTCGGGCCGAGATTCCAAGAGTGTATGGAGGCGTCAGGCAACCCGTTCGGATGCACCGTTGTTCGCTGGTGTCCCGATCTGCGAGCAAGGGGCGGAGAACGGCAATAGCCGGTACCGTCCCGGTAGCGCGGTGCCAGCGGGGGCACACGGGGTTCGAGTCCCCGACCGTGTACGCGGCAGGGTAATTCGTAGGCCCTCATTGAGCCCAGCCTGTGGGCAAGAACCGCAAGAACAGGCAACCTTCCACGACGGGCCTTTCGAGGAACGTTGACCGCCGAATGCCCCTGCTGCCCTCCAAGCCAGCAGGGGCCTTCGTGCGATAAGATGATAGCGGGAAGGACGCAGGCCCGATCAACCTGCTATCGCCTTTCAAGTGGGGGCTGGGGAGAGCAATGCACAGCCTCAAACGTCAGCTTAATGTCGCCCGCGCTTTGCCCGCTCGACGCACCCTGTTCACGGCGGAGATCCCGTGACTGCCTCTCAGTGGGAGGAAGCCCCTGCACACCGAGGCCTAGTCCGGTGCAGGGGCTTTCGTGTATCTAATCCTGACCCACGACAGGAATAGGTGCAATCAAAGGCCGTATATTTCTCACAGAGCCAATCCGTGTGGTATAGGATTGCCTCATGGCGGAGCTTGATAACACCCTCGACGTGCTGACCCAGCGTGTGCGCGACGAGCGCGTCAAGGGCCGCACCTTCGAGCAGATCGCCGCCGCCCTCGACCTCCCCCTCGTGGACATCGTTGCCGCGTGGAAGGAGTACGTCAGCACCCGCACGGCGATGGACCGTGCCGAGTGGTTCATCCTCTACGAGGAGCGGCTGGAGGACTTCCTCCTCCGGCTCAACCAGCGCCTCGACGTGCTGGGCACGACGGCCAAGCCCGAGGACTACCGCAACGTCCTCGACCTGTACGACCGGATCGAGAAGCTCCAGGCCCTGAACACCGAGCGCAAGTCCGCGGCGGAGGACGAACTCCGCAGGATCACCACGGCGCAAATGAACGTCATCCTCGCGGCCTTCCTGCAAATGCAGAACGCTCTTCTCGCGGGCATCAACGCCGCGTTCGAGAACGGCAAGACCATCAAGGCCATCCGCGCCGAGGTTTTCGACGTGCTGGACAACCGCCTGCTTCCTGCCGCGCAGGAGGCGTTGGCACAGGCCGGACACGAAGAGGAGTAAACCTTGGACACGATCCCACGGTCTCGGGTGGCAAGGGCGGTCGAAGCCCTCGGGCTGGACCCCACAAGGACGCAGGAGCTGACCATCGACCAGAGCTTCGTCACGGCTGTCCGGCGCATCCAGAAGTACAAGGTCGAGGACGGCACGATCCTCGCCCTGAGCATCCTCGGCTACCCGGCACACGAGGTCCACAAGATCCACTTCGACTCCCACGAGATCCGGGTGGAGCTGTACGAGTTCGACGAGCACGGCCAGATCCGGTGGCAGACCTCCCGCACGCCCGATGGGAACCCCTGCCGCGAGTTCCTCACGAGAGTGGAGTACCTCAATGTCTCAGGAGCGTAGCCCCTTCGACTCGCCCACGGCGTGTGCCGTGCTCGATACCTTTTACGCCGATCTCGACCACGAGCCGGACTGGGCCGCGATCCGCGCACGATTGATGCAAACGCATGAACCTCTCTACAGCGTGTGCGTGGACATCCTGAAGATCGTTTTCACCGTCTACGAGGACAGCGAAGCGGGGCAGGCACGCCTCTTCGCCGTGAAGCACGGGCTATGAGATTTACCGTCTGGACTTACCGCAAGGCCTACAAGAAGTGGCTCGACCTTGAAATCTGGGCCGCGCACTGGCCCAACGAGCACAAGCGTGCGCTCTACGGCGAGAAGGTGGACCGCATCGCGCGCCGCGCATGGCGTGAAGGCAACTGGCTCACACGCCTCGTGACGGGTGTCTTGTGAGCATTCAGGACGCACTCCTTCAAGCTGCTGAGGAATTGAGGCGGCAGCGGAAGATCGAGGAGTACCGCAAGGACCCCGCGCTCTGGATCAAGGACGTGATGGGGAAGGACCTCTGGTCCCTTCAGGGCGAGATCGCCAAGTCCGTGGTAGAGAACAAGCGCACCGCCGTCAAGTCCTCGAACTCCGTGGGCAAGTCGTACCTCGCGGCCATGCTCGTGTGCTGGTGGGTTTCCGTGTACCCCGAGCACAAGAGCCTCGCCATCACCACGGCGTCAACCGGCCCCCAGGTCCATAAGGTGTTGTGGCGGTACGTGCGCCAGTTCCACGCCGAGTACGGCCTCAAGGGCTACGTGACGATGGACTCGGAGTGGAAGACCAACGACGGCACACTGCTGGCCTTCGGTCGCAAGCCAGACGGCGACGACGTGACTGGCTTTCAGGGCTACCACGCAGACTTCATCCTCGTGATCGCCGACGAGGCCGGAAACATCCCCGAGCCTCTGTTCGCAGGCTTCGAGGCCGTCACGGTCAACGACACCTCGCGGATTTTCGCTATTGGCAATCCGGATGTGCACGGCTCGTACTTCCACGGCATTTTCAAGAAGCCGGAGTCCGAGTCGGTCTGGAACCGCATGACCATCTCCGCCTTCGACACCCCTGCCTTCACGGGCGAGAAGGTCTCGGCGGACATCGTGAACAACCTCGCATCCCCGCAGTGGGTCGAGGACCGGAAAAAGGAGTGGGGCGAAGGCTCCCCGCGCTATCAGGCCAAGGTCCTCGGCGAGTTCGCCGACCAGTCAGAGTCCACCCTGTTCTCGCAGTCCACGATCAACAAGGGCATCGACACCGAGATAGAGGTGGACGACCTCGTGCCCGTCTACCTCGGCGTGGACATCGCCCGCTTCGGCACCGACATGTCCGTCATCTACGAGAACCGCGGGGGCCGCTGCCGCCTCGTGGCCTCGTGGAGCTACGCCGACCTCGTGGAGTCCGCCAACCGGATCGAGAAGTGGGCCAACGAACTGCGGGCCGTTGAGGTCAGGATCGACGGCGCTGGCATCGGTGCCGGTGTGTACGACGTGCTCAACCACCGCCAGCGCGAATGGCAGCTCGTGGGCATCCAAGGCAACGCGCAGTCCCCCGACCTCGACAAGTGGTCCAACTACCGCGCCTTCGCCTACGACTCGCTCCGGCTGAAGATGGCGAACGGCAAGATCGACATAGACCCCGAGGACACGCTGCTTCAGGACGAACTCGGCATCATCGAGTACAAGTTCAACCTCACGCGCGGCGCGCTCCAGATCGAGTCCAAGGACGACATGCGCCGACGCGGTGTGAAGTCCCCTGACTTCGCCGATGCGCTGATGTATGCGTGTGCCGATCTGCCGATTGACCCGGCACACCCGGTCGCGGCTGTACCGATGGGCGAGACCTTCCAGGTGGAGCTTGAGGACTTCATGCTAGGCGAAAGCATGGAGATCAGTCCGTTTTAGCGCCCCTTTAGATCCCTATACCTCGGCATTCCTGTAGACTTGACCTAGTTGTCAACGTCTTTACACGATCTGTCATGGAGGTACGGGTGGCCCAGTCCCTCGAAGAGGCGAACGAGCAGATCGAGGTCCTCTCGGCCAACCTCGAACTCGTGCAGGAGTCCATGGCCGATGTGGTGCTCCGCATGGAGGACCGCGGCTGGCAGCAGCTCATGGGCACCCTCGACGACGCGGACGCCATCGGCCTCTCCACGATCAAGAACACGGCCAAGACCTGCCGCTCCCTCGCCCTCATCAACCCCCTCATCGTGCGCGGCATCGCCATCCGCACCGCCTTCATCTGGGGCAACGGCGTCCGGTTCGTCCCCGCCAACCCGACCTCCGGCAAGCTCTCCGAGGCACAGCCGCCCAAGGCCAAGGCCAAGGCCGCGACCCCGACGAAGAAGCTGGACCCGGCCTCGCAGTCCTTCCTCGACCAGCCCAACGTGAAGAAGTGGCTGGCCTCCGATCAGGCGTGGCAGGAGATGGAGAAGGCGCTCTCCACGGACGGCAACTTCTTCATGCTGGTCTCCAAGAACACGGTCACCGCGAGGGGCCGGCGCGCGGCCAAGCACGACGTGCAGCGCATTCCCCTGGATCAGATCAACGGCGCGGTGTGCAATCAGGACAACGAAGAGGACATCTGGTTCTACAAGCGCTGCTGGACGCGGAAGTCCCTCGACGGCGGGATGCAGACCCGGATGGAGGTCTACTACCCGGCCATCGACTACGACGACGCGGCCAACGGCAAGCCGTCCTCGATTGGCGGTGTGCCGGTGGACTATGACTCCCGCATCGCCGTCCGCCACGCCGTGACCAAGCAGTCGGGCTGGAAGTGGGGCGCTCCCACGATCTGGCCGGTGATGTTCTGGGCGAAGGCGCACAAGGAATACCTTGAGACCCAGCTCGCACTCGCCAAGGCCTACGCCCGGTTCGCCTTCAAGGCCACGGCCCCGACCGCCAACGCCGCCAAGGCCGCAGCCGCGAAGGTCGCAGCGGCCCCCGGCACCGACCCGTACACGGGACTGCCGAACCAGACGGGCGGGACGTTCTTCGGCGCGGGCATCAACCTCCAGGCGGTCGGCAAGCCGGGCGGCGCGGTGGACATGGAGGGTGGCAAGACCCTCGCAGGGTACGTGGCCTCCGGCCTGAGTGTGCCGCTGGCAGACCTGCTCGCCGACGGCTCCCACGCCAACCGCTCCTCGACGGAGACGGTCCACGAGTCCAACGCCAAGGTCATGCAGGCCGAGCAGTCCGCGTACAAGGTCTTCTTCGAGTCGATCTTCAAGTTCCTCGGCATGGACATCCGCGTGGAGTTCCCGCCGATCAACAAGGAACTGGTCTACCGGCAGGTTCAGGCCATCGCGCAGGCCCTCACCCTGCACCTGCTCTCCGACAAGGAGGGTCGGGCGCTTCTGGCCGATGCGTTCGAGGACTTCGACATCGACCCCGATGCCCTGCCGGAGGTCATGGACCTCCAGCTCCAGCTCATCGCACAGGAGCTTGCGGCCCGCGCAGGTGGCGTGGTGGACACCCTCCCGAACCAGTCGAAGACCCCCGCAGGCGGCGCGGGCCAGCCAGCCGGAGGCCAGACGCCGGGCGGCAAGGGTTCCAACGCGAAGCCCGAGACGGCCAACGCTTCCTACGGCGACAACGGGCATCGGAGCGACATGGGACAGCACGCCTACAGCCGGGGATCAAACGGCTGACCGTGTGCCTGTGACTATCGTGTATTGAAGTTTACAGATTTGGTAAACTCATAGCATGACCATTATCACCGAGGCTGCCGCGCTCGCGCCCGAGGCCCTGACCGGCGCTAGCTGGAAGGTCCGCATCCTTGAAGGGGAACGCCAAGGGTCTTCGGCGTACTACCCCGCCAAGGCGCTCGAAGAGGGCCGGACCCTGTTCACCAAGGGCACACGGGTCTTCCTCAACCACCGCGCCGAGGGCGAGCCGCCTTCGCGCGATGCCGAGAAGATCATCGGCTGGTTCACCGAGGACGCCGAGTTCGACGGCAAGGACCTGCACGGCACGGTGCACATCCGCGAGGACAAGCAGAAGCTCATCAAGGAACTCGCCGAGGGCGGTGTCATCGGCATGAGCATCTCTGCCGAGGGCAAGTTCAAGCCCGGCACGAAGATCCTCGAAGCCTTCACGAAGGTCCACTCGGTCGATGTGGTCTCAGTCCCCGGAGCCGGTGGCGGCTTCACCCAAATGCTTGAAGCGGAAAGCGCTTCAGACGGCACCGCTGTGCCGGGTTCACAGAAAGAGGAATCCCATATGGATGCCAAGGAACTGGCGGCGGCGCTGGCTGAGGCCCTCGCCCCGAAGTTCGCGGAGCTTGCGGAGGCCGTCAAGCCTGCCGCTCCCGCCGCGAAGCCCCTGGAAGAGAGCAAGGCCGATGAGAAGGCTCCCCTCGGAGACTTCATCAAGGCGCTCGACGAGTCCGAGCTGACGGCCCCGGCCAAGGCCATCGTCACGGCGGTCTACGAGAACGGCGGCGACTTCGCTGCTGCCATCGAAGCCGAGAAGACCCGCGAGGCCGCAATCCTCGAAGCCAAGGGCACGTCCTTCAAGGGCGCTGTCGTCACCGAGGCCTCCACCGAGGCCTCGCTCAACGAGGCCGTGGCCTCGATCTTCGGCGGCAAGCGCTAGCTAGGAGGTGATCCGCAGTCTCCCCAGTTGCAGGGGTTTCGGCGGACATGCCGGGAGGCAGTTTCCACCGGTCGTGCAGCGGGCGGTAGGGGGCTCCGGCTCACTGAGAGTCTCCTACCGCTAACTTCACAAACTTTGTCACGAACCTTGCTATTCTTGTAATAGCTAACGAAAGGCTTGTCAATGGCTATCAACGCTGTTTACAAGACCGGGCAGCACATCTCCCTCCCGGTCCCCACTGGCACGACTGCGGGCTCGCCGCTCCGCATCGGCACCATCAACGCCATCGCCATCACGGACGAGGGCTCGGTCGCGGTCACCAAGAACCTCGGCCTCGGCCTGTCGATCACGGAGCCCTCGGGCGGCATCGGCAACGCGAACGGCTACGCCTCGGTCGCGTGCGACGGAGCGTGGAGCGTCCCGGTCACGTCCTCGGGCGCGGTCGCGGTCGGCGATCTGATCTACATCACGGGTGCCAACGCCCTCAACACCACGGCCTCCGGGAACAAGGTCTGGGGCAAGGCCCTTCAGGCCCGCTCCGGCACTTCCGGCAACCTCGTGGTCCGCATCATCGACACCGAGGCATAGGAAGGATAGCCATGTCCAAGAAGCTCATCGAAGCCTCCAAGCTCTGGGGCGGTGCCCTCGAAGGTGACCGCATGGCACAGGGTGCCATCAAGGCCATCGCGCTCGGAGAGTCCACCCCGTGGCTCCAAGAGTCGATCTCGACCTCGGACCTCGTGCGGACGTTCACCGCGGGCCTGAACCAGCAGCTCATCCAGCAGTACGCGGATGCGCCCAAGGTCTGGCAGGACTACGCGACCCGCCACGAGCTGAACGACTTCCGCCCGGAGACGGTGCGCGAGTTCGTGTGGGACGACACCTCGAACCTCGGCACCAACGGCGGCGTGGCGACCAGCTACCGCTCGCTCCCGAACGTCCCCGAGGCCACCGAGTACCCCTCGCTCGGCTGGACGCAGAGCGGCAACGCGATCAAGACCCGCAAGAACGGTATCCGTGTACCGTTCACCTGGGAAGCGGTCGTCAACGACGAGTGGGGCTTCATCTCCTCGATCCCCGGCGAACTCATCAACCTCGCGGCGAACACCGAGCAGACCGAGGCCGTCCGCCAGCTCGCCTCCCCGACCGGCCCGAACAGCACCACGTTCTCGGGTGTCGCGGCCAACGGCGGAACCTCGCTGTTCGACAAGGAGTACCCGCTCACCATCGACGCGCTGCTGCTCGCCAAGAAGGCGATCCGCAACCGCGTCTACAACAACCGTCTGGTCTCGGTGCCGAAGTTCCGGCTCGTTGTGCCGCTCCAGCTCAAGGATCAGGCCGAGGCTGTCCTCGGTACGACCGAGCTTGAGGTCCGCAACTCCTCGAACACCCGCATCACCAAGATCAAGCCGGGCAACACGGACGTGTCGCTCACGGTTGACGAGTGGCTGACCCACATCGACGCCTCCAACACGGCGGCGACGACCTGGTACCTCGTGCCGGACGGCGGCAAGGACAGCACCCGCGAGTCCATCGCCCTCGGCTTCCTGAAGGGCCACACGAACCCGGACGTGCGCGTGAGCGCCAACACGGGCCAGTACCTCGACGGCTCGGACGTTCCCGGCCTCGAAGGCTCCTTCGCGGACGACACCATCGACATGCGTGTGCGCCACACGGTCGCCTCGACGGTCCTCTACAACGTCGGGATGCTCGCGTCCAAGGGCAACGAGGCTTCGGCTCCGCCTGCTCAGTACGGCATCTAGTCCGGGGCCTCAGCGCCCCAACGGAAGCCCCCGAGGTGTCTATCCCTCGGGGGCTTCCCCCATCTCTTGACGAGTTCCTAAAATCTCTTTACAAATCCTGTAAACTGGAGATGCTCCCTCGTGGTTGTGGTTGCACGAATGCGGCAGTGCCGGTGGCCCGCTCCCCCACCCGCACTGCCGCATTCTCCGTAGAGAGGACTCCGCATGGCCATCGACTTCACCACCGACACCGGCAAGGTCCGCCTGCTGGTGGGCGACATCGACGAAACCGACCCGATCTTCACCGACGCTCAGGTGGAGGCGGCTGTGCCGCTGTTCCCCACCCTGCACCACGCCGCAGCACAGCTCGTGGACCTGATCGCCTCCAACGAGGCATTGGTCTCCAAGAAGATCAAGACCGAGGACCTCCAGACCGACGGCCCCGCCGTGGCGACAGCGCTGCGGGCACAGGCCGTGGCACTGCGAAACGTCGGCCAGCAGACCCTAGACGACGCGGACCCGGTTGCCATCGCCGACTTCCAACAGGCACACCCGTGGTGGGACATCCCGGTGTTCGGCCCCTACGGCACCACATGGTCCGGCCTCAACTCCCAGTTCGGTGACGTATGGCCCTGAACAAGACCCTCTTCGGCGGAGGCCTCATCAGCCGGGGCTGGCTGGAGCACCACGCCCCGGTGGTCGAGGCCTCCTTCCGCGCCACCGTCACCATCTCCGAGGACCTCTCACGCGGGAAGATCGACCTCGACACCGGCCTCCAGACGGGCGGCACGTCCCTCACCTACTACACCGGCTCTGCACGTGTGCAGAAGGTCGCCCGGCCCGTCCGCTCGCAGACCGAGTACGACTCCCTCGACAACCAGGGGGTCAGGGTCCAGATCCCGCACAGCTCGAAGATCACCCTGCCCGAGGGCGCGGAGTGGAAGTCGAACCTGCGCGTGGTCGTGACCGAGTGCGAGGACCCCTCGATGGTGGGCTTGGTGTGCTTCGTGCGGGGCTGGGCCGGCTCCCAGAACTCGTGGCAGACGACCCTGCACTGCGCCTTCGACTCGCGGACGGACGCCCCCTGATGGCCGTCAACGGAATCGACGCCTTCCGGCAGGGGCTCCGGGACAACTTCGCCGAGTGCGACCGCCAGTTCGAGATGCGCGTGGACGAGATCGCCCTCGAAGGGTCGGTGATCGCCCTCGACACCATGCGCGAGACGATCAACACCACCCCCTCCTCGCTCTCTCCCGGCAAGGACAACCGCAACTGGACCTTCGAGATGAACCGCTCGCTGGACGCCAAGGTCTCCCAGCGGGGCCGCAAGCGCGGCATCGACGCGGGCTGGCTCCAGACGCAGGAGGACTACTTCCTGATCCAGGAGGATGGCGGGACGGTCCACGGCGTCACGGTCACCCCGATGCACGCGCTCGTGCGGGGTCTGGACGCGATGGAGAAGTACATCGACTTGCAGATGTCGGCCCTCGAACGGAAGGGGCGCTAGATGGGCGTCACCCCAGCGGACTGGTACGCGGGACAGCAGGACATCCTCGCGCACATGAACGCCGACCCCACCCTTCAGCACGCCCCGATCATGGAGGGTTTCGTCGCGGACACCTACGACGTGCCGCTGGTCGGGACCACCATCGCCCCGCATGTGCTGGTGAACTTCATGGGCACCACGGAGTCCAAGGACGGCCAGCACATTACGGGCGCGGCCTACGACTCGGAGACCGGCCAGTTCACGGTCTACGCGGTCGCGGGCGACCCTGACACGGCTCGGCAGCTTGCACAGCGTGTGCGCACCTGCCTGATCGGCTTCGAGCCCGTGGGCTGTGGGGAGATTGGTCGTGCGTTCTTCGCGGGCATCGGCAAGGTCTCCTCGACCCGGACCCCGATGCGCTACAGCGCCGACCAAGCCTTCCGTGTGCTCGTGAACTCCACCCTCTCGTAAGGAGACCTTGAATGACCGTCGTCAACATCGCCTTCACCGTCCCGAGCGGGACTGCCACAGGAAGCCTCGTGTGGACGCCTGTGGCTGTGAGCGGCAACCCTTCGCTGCCCGCGCCTCAGACCGTGGCGCTGGACGGGACGGGCGCGGAGTCCGTCACCCTGACCGCGAACGACTCAACGTGGGTCTGGCGGGTGGACGAGCAGATTTCGGGCGTGGACTTCAAGTCCTTCTACGTCAACGTCCCGAACACCACTTCGGTCAGCTACAAGGCCCTCGTGCAGGTGGACCCCGCCACAGGCAAGGCGATTGCGACGGTGGGCCGCAGCGACATCCCTCCTACCCCGAGCGGCGTTGCCAGCAGCGATGCCTTCATCGCGGCCCGCGTGAACGACCGCACCTCACAGACGGTCGCCGCGCTTGCCACCCGCTCCTTCATCAACGTCAAGGACTACGGGGCCACTGGCAACGGCACCGCCGACGACACACCCGCATTCAACGCCGCCATCACTGCGGCAACCAGCCATCTTGGCTCCGGTGCAGGGACCTCGCTCGGGCAGATCGCTGTCTATGTCCCCTACGGCTTCTACAAGCTGACTAACTTGCAGGTCCCCTCCGGCATCCGGCTGCTGTGCGACGGTGCCATGCTGGGGCCAACGGCGGGCATGACCGGTGCGCTCTTGACCTTCATCGGGAGCAACGCTTCGGTCGAGAACGCAGAATTTGCCGGGGCTGCAATCGTCGGATGCTCGGCCATCACCATCAACAGCAACTGCTACCGCAACATCATCAAAGACTGTGATTTCGACAACTGGGATGGCAGGGCGGTCTACGACAATGGGCTCGGCTCCAACATCCAAGTCCGGCTCGCTCAGAACTGCCTTCTGGGGGCCAACTCGCTCTCGACGTACACCGGTGTCGTGGAGCTGAACGGAACGGACGCCTTCTTCCACCAGTCGGAGGTAACGGCGTCCCGGATGCCGGGTCGGGGGATGTCCACCCCTAAGTTCGCGTGCGCCGTGGCCATCACGGGTGCGAACAACATGTTGGTACAGATCGTGGCTGAGACCTCCGACCACGGCGTCTACATCGGCCCGAACGCCACTCAGACCCAGATGGTCGGCGTTAGGGCGGAGCTGAACTACGGTCACGGCTTCGTCATTCAGGGCGGCGGCGGGGAGATGGTGGCCTGCCACGCCCTGCGCAACTCCCAGGCAGGCTCCTACCTCTACGACGGATGGAACGCCAGTGCTGCCAACAGGTTCGTCACGTCGGCACTCTATTCCGAGTCCGGGGGTGCCCAGCCGGTGCAGAACCACGCGGTGGCGGACTCCAACACTTCGGCCTCCACCTATTCCATCTGGGATGTCATCAGTGTGGGCGACAACATCCCAGTGTTCACTGCCAACTCGGGGCAGACCACCGTGCGCACGGTGCCCAATCCCCCGCTGTCGTTCACGGGAACCAGCGTAAAGGTCAACGGCAGGCAGAACCTCATCGCGGCCAACACCGCCGCTACGAGCCTCACGGCGTTCTACAACGTGAACAACGGCCAGTCCTTCCGGGTGAAGGGCGACGGGTTCACGACCGTCGTCGTCGGGGCGAACCTGTCTACGATCTCCGGCTCCAACCTCCTGCTCGCCGCGAACACATGGTACGAGTTCGTGGGAATCGCCGGAGTGGTAACTCAGACCCGCTGAGCGTGTGCCGGGTCGTGTAGACTCCGCCACCCTTCAGATTACTTTACAATAGTAGTAAAGAGATACGACAAGGAGTGTTATGTCCGAGTTCGTGACAGTGGTCCACAACGTGACGGGCTACATCGAGAAGGTCCGCAAGGGCTACTTCGAGGCCCTGAGCCATGTGTTCCGGCTGGCCGAGGAAGGCGACGTGCAGCAGGCACGCGCCGCAGCCGAGGCCGCGCTCCACCCAGAGGTTCCCGCCCCCGAGGCACCCGCAGAAGTAAAGGAAGGCTGATATGGCGAACAAGATGCTCGCCCCCAACACCACGATCTGGTGGGTGCCCGCTTCGGTGAGCTGGAACCCGGCAGCTCCCAGCGCCGCGCTCCTGACCGACGCGCGCAACATCTCCTGCGCCATCGACAACGGCTACAAGCTCGGCCCCGGCGCTCCCGAGACCGACAAGTCCAAGTCGATCTGCGAGTCCGCGAACGTCGAGAACCGCGTGGCCTACACCTACGAGGGCTCCCTGACGTTCTTCCGCGAGGGCGACCTCGCCGACAACGCCAGCGCCTACGCCCGCGCGTTCGCGTTCTTCAAAGACGGCACGCAGAACGGCCTCCAGCCCGGCTACCTCGTCCGCCGCGTCGGCTACAAGAACACGGTCGCCGCCGCAGCAGGGCAGGAGGTCGAGTCCTACCTGTTCGTCCCGGACAACCCCAAGGACGAAGTGGCCGACAAGACCACGATCAAGTACAGCGTCACGTTCAAGCAGCAGGGCTCCATGCACCTGTTCGTGGCTCTGGTGTAAGGAAGGCAGATCATGTCCTACAAGATGCTCTCCCCGAACACCCGGATCGACTGGATTCCGGCCTCGGGCATCGCCGACCCCGTTGCTGGCCCCACCCTGACCGAGCTGAACGCCGGCACCAACATCTCCGCGGCCATCGTCACCGGCTTCAAGCTGGCGGCGAAGGACTCGGACGTGGACAACTCCCGCACCATCGTGGACGAGGGCGTCGTTGACACCCCCACCGCCGCGAACTACGAGGGCTCGCTGAGCTTCTACCTCGATCCGGTCGGCGGGACCCCCTCCGTCTACACCACGGCTGTCGGGCTGTTCAAGGGCGGACCGGTCTTCGGCTACCTCGTCTCCCGCCAGGGGAAGAAGTTCGACCAGCCCTACGCTGCGGGCGACGTGTTCTCGTACTTCTACTTCCAGTCGGAGGACGTGAAGATCGACGACAGCGACTCCAAGTCCACGATCAAGGCCTCGGTGGACTTCCTGCCCCAGGGTGTATTCGCGCTCAACAAGGTCGCTGCCTGACAACTCTGTCAAAGCCGTGACAACAACCGTATAGTAGACTGGCCGTATAGCTCACACCTATACGGCCAGTTTTCTATAAGGAGCACTTGATGTCGGAGCAGAAGTCCCCCGAGGAGCAGATCGCGGCAGACCTCCTCGCCAAGCCCGCCGAGTTCGACGCCCGCGCCCACCTGCGCGGGGCCTCCCACGCCAAGGCCACGGTCACGGTCTACACGGACGGGCAGAGCGCCTACGAACTCGACCAGCTCCAGAAGGCGATCCTCGACGCCGAGGCCGAGGTGCAGGTCCACGCCTACAACGACGGCGGGATCACCGAGGGCGAGGGCCACGCGGATGCGGTCGCCAAGGTCGAGGACCTTAAGGCACAGGAGGCCGAACTGGTCGAGCGGCTCATCACCTCCAAGCAGGTCTTCCACCTGCGCGGTGTGCCGGTGAAGCTGCTGAAGGTCCTCGACAAGAAGGCCCGGCACCAGATCAAGCCCCCGGCCCGGAAGAACTTCGAGGACGGCCCCGACGGCGAGGACGCCTACGAACTGGAGGCCTTCGAGCGCAACGTGGCCCGCAACGACCTCGTGAACTTCATGACCGTGGCCGCGTCCATCGTCAAGGTCGAGGACTTCCACGGCAACGCGGACGAGAAGCCGTGGAGCACCGAGGACGTGGAGGACCTCCAGGGGAACCTCTACGACTCCGAGTGGTACAAGATCCTGAAGAAGGTCAACGAGCTCACCGCAGGCCAGCACCTCTTCGCGAGCGCGGTGGAGCGGGACGCGGATTTTTTGTCGAAGCGCTGAGCGAGCCCCACAACAGGTGGGTCGTTCAGCAGGTTGAGACAGCCAAGGAGTGGGGATGGTCGCCGACGGCCATCCTCCTCCAGTCCGTCTCCGACGAGTGGAACTACGCCAAGAACCCGAGGAAGGTCCACCCGCTGGACTATGCCTTGGCGTGTGCCGTGAAGCAGATCGCCGACGAGCGGTGCTCGCGGTGCGGGACGCCGGCACACTGGGCCTACTCCACGGACCCGAACATCGACTTCGAGCTTGAGGACCTGACCTGCCAGGCGTGCGCCAAGATCGAGAAGGCGGAGGAGGACGAGAAAGATCGGCCCAAGGGAACGGTCAAGCTCGCCCACGTCCACGGCGTCCGCTACAAGGACGGGACCGAGGAGCCTCTGCCCACGCGCGAGGACTTCTACAAGCGCCTTCAGGCGCAGGCGGAGGCCAAGGCGAAGGCTTTACAAGATTCGTCAAACGAAGTGACAAACCCGATAGAATAAGGGAGAGCTTGGCCGTATAGGAAAGGGCGTGTGCCGTGGCTGACAACAGCTACAAGGTGACAGCGGAGATCTCGACATCCCAGTCCGTCACCAACCTCCGTGCCCTCAACACGGCCATCGACCAGACCACCACCGCGCTCAAGGCCCTCAACACGGTCACCAAGGAGGGCGAGGCCAACCTCAAGTCGATGGTGTCCTCGATCACGGGGATGCTCTCGGCCTACCGTCAGGCCGCAGCCGCCGAGAAGGACCTCGCGCAGGCCAAGATCGCCACGGCCAAGGCCGACGCCACCGCTCAGGCGAACGCCGACAAGTCCGCCGCCACGCAGGCCCTCGCGGCACAGCGCAACGCAGCAGCGGCCAAGCAGACGGTCTCCGCCCAGCGCGAGGCCGCGAACATCGACAACGACCGCGCCCGCCTCCAGAACACCCTCGCCAACGGCGAGACCCAGCGGGCGGTCGCCACCGAGCGGCTGACCCTCGCGCAGCAGCAGTACAACGACAGGCAGTCCAAGGCCAAGCAGTCAGAGCTTGAGCTTCAGGACAACCTCTCCAACACCCGCTACCTGCTCTACGACGTGGGCGCGACCTACCGCACCATGTCCATCGGCCTGGAGGCGCTGCCCATCGCGACCGCTGCCGTTGCAGCGTCGTACCAGCGTGACTTCGCCAACGTCATCCGCGTCACCGAGTCCTCCGCCGAGCAGAACGCGGCCCTGAAGGATTCGCTGAAGGGCATCGCCGAGGAGATCCCGCAGAGCTTCGGGAACCTGACCCAGATCGCCCAGCTCGGCTCCCAGATGGGCATCCCCGTGGACGAGCTGTCCAAGTTCACGGAGGTGACCGCCAAGTTCGTCGCGGTCACGGGCGTTGCCGCCGACACGGCCTCCTCGCTGTTCGGTCGCCTCGACACCGCCTTCAACGCGAACAACCAGATCCCCGACTTCTTCAACAAGGTCGGCGCGTCGATTGCGGACGTGGGCGCGAAGACGGTCGCCACGGACCCCGAGATCGCGGCCATGCTCAACCAGATCGGCTCCCTCGGCGCGTCCGCTGGGTTCTCGGCCCCGCAGATCATCGGCCTCTCGGCGGCGCTGGCCTCCGTCCGTGTGCAGCCCGAACTCGCGCGCGGCTCGCTGACCCGCATCTTCCAGGAACTCGACCGCGCCACCACGGACGGCGGCAAGGGCCTCGACGCCTACGCCAAGCTCCTCGGGGTCACGCAGCAGCAGGCCGCGTCCCTGTGGAAGACCGACCCATCCCAGTTCTTCCAGCGGATGATCCAAGGCCTGAACGGGATCTACACCGCAGGCGGGAACCTCACCACGACCTTCGACGCGCTCGGGATCAAGCAGGTCCGCGACGTGTCGGCCCTGACCAAGCTAGCGGTCGGGTACGACACACTGACCACCTCGATGACCGCGGCGAACGACGCCTACAACTCCGGCACAGCGCTGGACAAGCAGGCCGAGCCGATCTTCAACACCATCTCGGCCAAGGTCCAGCTCCTCGCGAACGCCTTCAAGAACCTCGCGGACACTCTCGGGGCCGGTGGCCTCGGCCCGCTCGGGGTGGTGCTGGAGACGATCACCAACCTCGTCAAGGGCCTCGACGACCTCGCCAAGACCAACCCGGCGATCCTGACCGTCATCAACACCCTGCTGGGCCTCAGTGCCGTGGCCGGTGTGCTCATGGGCATGAAGGCCGCGCAGACCTTCGTGCTGGCTGGCATCGTCTCGTTCCAGCAGATGCTCGGCTCCACGGCCTCCCGCGCGGTGTCGTTCACCGGCATCATCAAGCAGCTTGCCGTCGCCCAGCTCATCGCCAAGGGCGCGACCGAGGCGCAGGCCAACGCCCTCCTGAAGGAGAGCACCGCGCTCGGTGCGGTCATGACGGCGGGCAAGCTCACCACCGCGAACCTCCAGACCGGCGCGACCACGATGGCGGCAATGGGAACCGCCAGCGCCGAGGCCGGGGTCAAGATGGGCGGCACGGTGACTGCCCTGCGCAGCATCGGCTCCGCCGCGCTCGGGCTGGTCGGCGGTCTGCCGGGCCTCGTCTCCCTCATCGGGATCAGCCTCGTCAGTGCGATGGTCTCGGCACAGCAGCAGGGCGACCAGCTTGCCAAGACCCTCGGCGAGTCCCTGAACGACGCCACGCAGGACGCGGCCAAGAACGCCGCCGACTTCCTGAAGAACTTCAAGGTCTCCAACAACCCCACGGGCGGCATCGGGTTCTCGTTCGGGGACTATGACAAGTCCATCGGCGAGATCGCCGCCCGCGCGGGCGTGGACATGACGAAGCTCGGGGACGCCCTGACCAAGGGCAAGCAGGGCCTCGAAGACTTCAAGCGGTACATGGACTCCTACGCCAAGAGCCAGGGGTTTGCTGGCGGCATGGGGGACTTCCAGATCGCCTCGGGCGGTCTGCCGGGCACCAAGGCCGCGGACCTGTACTTCATCGAGCAGTCCATCGAGCGCGAGGCGCAGAAGTCGCAGGAGGCCGCTGACGCCGCCAAGAACGTGGACGGCGCGATGGGCAAGTCCGCCACCTCGGCACAGGCCGCAGCGGACGCGGCCAACAACCTCGACGACGGGCTGAGCGGTTCCACCACCGCCGCCGACGCGCTGGACAAGGCGCTCAAGGCGATCAGCGACACCGTGTTCGGGATCGTGGACGCGCAGGGCGCGCTCGGCGACTCGCTGAACAAGCTCGGCACCAGCCTCCAGAAGTCTGGCTCGTTCAACAACAGCGAGGCCGGGCGCGAGAACCTGAAGAACATGGAGGACGCCCTCCAGAAGGCCCGTGACTTCTACGCCCTCCAGCTCCAGTCCGGCCAGCTCTCCAAGGATCAGGCCACGGCTGGCTACGGCGACTTCGTGAACCAGCTCATCGCCAAGGTCAAGGCGCAGGGAGGCAACCTCGGCCCCATCGAGGACCTCGCCCACCAGACGGTGACGGCGTTCAAGAACGTGATCGGCACGGACGCGACGGGCGCGAACGCCCCGACGATCCAAGTCCAGACGCGCGTCGATACCGTCCAACCTGTGCAGCAGGCGAAGTCGGTCGGCCAGCAGGTCTCCGCCGTGATCGCGGCAGAGGCCCCGACGCTGAACATCACGGCCAACGCGGATCAGGCCTCCCAGGAGGTCTACACCCTCGCGCTCAGCATCGCCAAGCTGACGGGGATGCCGCTGGACATCGTGATCGACGCCCTGACCAACCCCGCCTCGGAGAAGGCGACGGCGGTTCAGGACTTCATCAACAACGTGGTCAAGGACCCGAAGAAGTTCTCGATCAACGCCGACACCACGGCGGCTGTGCAGAACGTGCAGAACTTCGCGGCCTACGCCGCCAAGCAGCTCTCCGCTGTGCAGTCCTACGTGAACAGCGTTGCGGCGACGGCCCCGACCCTCGCGCAGTACATCGTGCCCGGCGTCAAGCCCAACCTCTCTGGCACACCGTACAAGCCGGGCCTCGGCGGAGGCACGGTCTCCTCGATGCAGACGGTGGCAGCGCCGGCTCAGGTGCAGGCGACCGCGCAGGCCACCGCGGCGCAGGCCAATCTTGATGGCATCCTCAAGAACATCACCGCAGGCTACGACAAGCAGGCCCTCGCCGCCGACAAGGCAGGGACCGCGGGCAAGAAGGCGGGGCAGGCCGCTGCCGACGGGTGGAAGGACGCGGGCAATGCCATCGACGAGGCAACGGCCAACGCCGACGACTACGCGAGCCGCCTGAAGCAGGGCCTCGACCGCGCCTTCGAGCGCCAGTACGGGATGCAGTCCGCGACGAGCCCG